AACTACTTACATAAATTAAATTGGAGGAATTTATAATGATTACAACAGTTAAGGAAATTTCAAATATTAGACGCGCATTCGAAACGGAAGATACACTAGAGATTTCGGTAGATTCAAACTACCACGCTTCATTCATGTTAGATACTTCAGACGGCGTTGCTTGGACTACTGCGGAAATGTTCGAACTTGTTATCCTACAGAGCATCGTGAAAGACTACATCTTAGGCGAAGGCGCTATCACATATCAGGACGCAACTACTGTCAAGGACGGACGTAAAATCGTACTTAATCAGGCGCATGGGATGGACGATTTATCTATCATGATTTACGAAGAGGGCAATGTAACGCCTTACACAATTCTATTAAACAAAGAGACTGCACAGGACTTTGCTGATGCGTTAGACGAAGCTGTCGAGTTCATCAAGAAGGAAACGCAAATGGCGAAGATTGGCGAAGTGCAGGTGGAACTAGGCGAGTTCAATTGCGTAGTAGATGCGAATGACTCTATCGCTATTGCTGTCGATAAAGGTGGCGACCTATATGTCTCAATGGAGAGTAGCGGTAGACAGCGTACCATCTATTTAAAGAGAACAGACGTATTTAGGTTGCGTAGATATATGCGTATCTTCGGGCGTGATAAGACATCGTTTTACGCTGGTATTAAGTGTAGCCTTTCGTTAGGTAAGGGGGACAGATTAATACTACGCACAGATGGCGAAAAACTAGACGTAGGGGTCGAATATGGTGAATTACCGAATACGACGTGGGTGCAATTCGAGCAAAATACTGCGACGTGGTTCGCTGATGCGCTGAATGTATATATCGAAAGTTATAACCGTACGAGGGCGATTGCATAGGCATCGCTCTTTTTTTGCGTTCACCTGCCCTTATGAAAGTGTAAATAACGAAAAGGGAGCGATGAACAATGAATAAGTACACAGGTAAAAACATCGAATGCGTTAGGGTATCAGGCGACACTATGTCGGTATGTGTGGCGCACGACGAGAAGGCGTATCTCACGATTTCAATGGGTGGTAGACCAATGGTTACAGCCGAAATCAAGCAACCGAAAGAGTTGTTGAATTCACTTGAGATTCACCGCAATAAAGGTACTTCAGACACTAAATTCAAGGCTGGCGAAAAGAAACACATTAAGACGTATCATTCAGATGGCGACGTAGGTATCGGTATTAAAATGCCTAATGAGCCATTACATGCGATGATTATGGGCTTAAAAACATTCACAGACTTCACGAATGACTTAAAGAACGTTATCGGCGTTCTCGACGAAATGGCGGTGAAATAGTATGAAGAAGACAATTAATTGCTCATATAGAGAAAAAGACACGCTGGAAATGAAGATGATGCCAAATGGAAATGTTGCGTTAATGGCTAAGGCTAACGACACATATCGTACTACCTTCGTAAATCCTACAGTGTTACTGGGCGTACTAAAATCCAACTTAGAGAAGGGTACAGCATCAGGGGATATTAAATGCTTGGTAGACAAGCACAATTATTACATGAAAATCAGACGACAAAGCGATAGCAAGAGTATTCGTGTTGAAATCTATGGCGCTGGTGATTACGCGATCATCATCCTTAACGAAGCCAAGGCGGAGGAAGCAATGCAATTCCTACGCAACGTACGTGGATACTTCGAAGAAATGGCGGTGAAATAATGAACCGCAAATCACGAACTAATGTCCGTAGAGGTCTAATCATCACTGGTATTATTGCGTTCATTCTCGCTATTACCATATCATGCTCGGCTGTACGCACCAGCGTGAACAATTCGGAATCACGTGAGCCTATCGTCGGTACTGTCGTAGATAAATACACGAAGCGTATTGATAGTGTCGATAAGTTCTTCGTTGTAATCGAGGATGAGAACGGCGAGACTCACGTTCTTGAGAACACCGACAGCTTCTTCGCTGGAAAGTACGATAGTGCTGACTTTCAGGCTAAGTTAAAGGAAGGAAAGAAATACGAAGTAATGACGTTTGGTATGCGTTCGGCTGTCATGTCGATGTATCCGAATGTTACCAGCATAAAGGCGCTCTAGGGCGTCTTTTTCTGTACGAAATACAACGTAAAGGGGAAATGATGATGAGCGATCATAAATTCAATGTTGGGGATAGCGCAATAATAAACGAATCATTTGGACTTGCTGAAGTACATGACGGCGATGTGTTCGACGACTATGTAGATATTATCAATTATGTGCGTGGCGATGTAGTAGATATTCTAAAAATCATCAATGTACCACAACCGTCGGAATCACATCCTGTACTTGCGGTGATATACAATCCGAAAATTAGGGATGCGACAGTTGTTTCAGTGGAATTCCTGAATCCAGTAAAAGGGACTGCGTGGTTAGGCGGCCCGAACATGAAAATACAAGGCGGAATCATAAATGCTGGTCATTTAAGTGGTTCTACGAAGATATCATTCTAAGGGGAGAGTGTGAGAAATGGCACGAAAACGAACGAAGAAAGCGAAGGTAGAATACATTCTACAGAATTATCCTGCGACACGCATAAACGACAGATTACTGGTCACTACGTACTGGCGTCATTTCGATAACATCAAGTCTGTCGATGATTGTGTGAACGCAACATCCAGCGAAACGATTACGAGAATCAAACGTAAGTTGAACGAGAACGGCAAATATATGGTCACGGACGGCGAACGAAAGAAACTGATCGCTGAAGAGTTTGCGAAGGCGGTCGAATTCAAAGCGAAGCAATCCGAGAATGCGTATGATGATGGTCTGATTTCGATTAAACCACCTACAATACGTAAGACGGTGTATGTAGATTCGGTCAAACGTGATTTATCGTTGATTGACGACCTGAAGATGGTTGCTGGCGTATATGTATTCTATGATGCATTCAGCAATCCATTGTATGTAGGAATCACAGGTAGCCTATACCACCGAACGAATACGCACATAATTGGTATCAGTTCAAATCATCGGTTAAAGGAATTGATGCGTAACGATCTTGTGCATCGAGTGGACTACATGTATGTAAGTAACGTGTTCCATCGAGACATCTACGAAACGTATCTGATTAAAGCACTGAACCCATTCTGTAACACTGGCAAGACAATTCGAAAGCCACGTGCAAACGAGAATGTGATTCAGGAATATAAACGACATATCAACGAAAAGGCGGTCGCATAAGCGGTCGCTCTTTTTTTATGTCTTCACGCCCTTATGTACGTACCAAACGTGAAAGGGTGGTATGTATGGGAAGTGAGGGTAATATATGGTTTAAATATGTATCGCTTTTTTCAGGAATCGGTGGCTTCGAACAAGCACTGAATGGAAAAGGCGGTATTTGCGTTATGGCGTCAGAAGTCGATAAATACGCAAACACAGCGTACGAATTGATTTACGGAAAGAAGACGGTGGGTGATATCACGAAAGTGCGATCAATGGACGTACCGAGACACGATATCCTGACTGCTGGCTTTCCCTGCCCTACGTTTTCAGTAGCTGGCGGTAGAGATGGCATGATGTACAAATGCATCAATCCACGATGTAAGCATGAGTTTGTAATTGACTTCGAACGATACAAGATGCGTAACGTAAGATGCACCGAATGTTGTGACGAAGCGAAGCCGAAGGATATACGTGGAATGCTATTCTACGAGGTGGCACGTGTAGCTGAATATGCGCAACCAAAGGTAGTATTAATGGAGAATGTAAAAGGACTCATTTCTTCAGCAAAAGGTGAAACGATGCGAGTGATTGCGGAAACAATGAACAAGATCGGCTACGTGATTGATTTCGAAAGCATCAATTCGAAGTACTTCGATGTAGCCCAAAATAGGGAGCGTATATTCGTCGTATGTGTACGAAAGGATTTAGTACAGTCCGAAGAATGGCGCATCAAAGGAAAGAATGTGGTTGCAAACTGCAAGCGAAATCTATTGAATTTAGGCGTACAGTCGTTTAACTTCGACTTCCCTGCGCAAGAAGATGTCAATGTATCGCTGATTGATATACTCGAAGAAAGTGTAGATAAGAGATTCTACATCAAAGAGGACGCATCAGCCGAGATATTGAAGATGCTCGATGCAAATGGACTGCCTGATATGGTCGGAAAGTTAGAAACAGACTGTATCGGACGAATTGACGTAAAAGGACACGATATCCTGAAACGTGTGTATTCACCGAATGGTGTTTCTCCTGCGCTGACTACGATGCAAGGTGGAAATCAAGAGCCGAAGGTTGCTGTTCTCGAAGCTACGAAGAAGGGATATGCGGTCGCTGGTGTAGGTGATTCGATAAATATCAAATTCCCTTCGAGTAAGACAAGGCGTGGTCGAGTCGGTCATGGCGTTTGTCATACGCTAGAGACTACGAACTATCTCGTTACACTTACGCATGAATGGAAAGTGCGGAAAATCACGCCGAAAGAGTGTTTCAGGCTACAGGGATTTAGAGATGAGATACATGAGCTGCTACACGAAAACGGCATATCAAACGCACAATTATATAAGACGGCTGGCAATGCGGTGACGGTGAATGTCATTAGTGCGTTGATGGATAAGATTATCGAGGGCGGATACATTTAGTATTCGCTCTTTTCGTCGTGTCCTGCGTCCTTATGTATGTGTAAATAGCGATAAGGGAGCGATAAATATGGAAATAGAAATTTCAAAGGAATTAACGAGAGAATACGGTCTTGGTGACGTTGTAGAAATCCAGTGGAAAGGCGAAAAGACGCCTAAAGTGTACTTGATTATAAAGACGCCAGTGGGTAATCGCTTATGTTTAATGGGTATTGATGGCGTAGGATATTCATTCTTGCAACAATCCGACGCTCGTATTGTCGATTTGATTAACGCATTGCGTCACGAAGCTGATTTACTAGAGTCATACACGTTGTATTCGAAAGAGTTTTGGAAGCTGAAAATGGAGCGAAAGGGTGGCGGTCAATAATGATGGCAACTGTCGAAGGATTAGCGAAGCCAACGAACCTGAGAGTCGGTGACTTCGTAGCGATCTTGTGGACTGGACGAAAGGATTACGAATTGTATCTCGTACAGGAAAGTGCTGAAATGGGCGCACGTGTTGATGATGTTTTCTTAGCTTGCGTCAACGGTTCGAATTACGCTTTTAAGAGTAAGGGGAGAACATTGCACGGATTATTGAAGGCAATCGCTGACCACTCTACGATAGAGCATTACGTAGTACTGGCACAAGCCGAATGGGAAATGGTGATACGACGAAAGGCGGTGGCGAAATAATGGGTAGCATTACACATGCATACGAAGAACGAATCGAAAAGCTAGTCGAAGACAATAACGAACTGACTGCGAAGGTTGATATATTAACGGACTTACTTCAGGACTGTATGAGTACGATGGACAATTGTCACGCTTATGATACGGACTCTTACCACAATGCGAATAAGTATTTGTATGGGGAGGATGAATAGAATGGCGGTTAATATTGGCGTTGTTATTGTTACGGTTCTCGTCTGTCGGGTTGCGAGAGATATCTATAAATATGTGAAGGGCGGTCGTAATCATGGGTAATCTAGGCGAAACGATTGAGCGCCTGTACATCGATGATACTATCGACATCACATGGCATACATTCGAGAAACACACATACTTCGTAGTACAAGGCGAAGATGGTCGAGTATTCTTGCGTAGGAAGGGTACAAATAGATATGCGTATCGTCGTCCTGTTCTCATGAATACGATTGACCTGCTGGACATGATTAAAGGCGATATGATGGGCGACATGCCTATTGTCGAATCATATGTAATCTATCCGAAAGGAAGCGATATATAATGGCTAGACCAATTACACTAGAGGTAGGCGATAGAGTCGCCATTCAATGGATGTTCGGACGTGCTACACATACGTATGACGTACGCCTGAATCCGATAAACGGTCGTGTATTTCTTATGAGGGCGGACGGCTATTATTCGTATTGGCACGATAGGGTATTTACTGCTGGTGCGTTGTTGCAGGAGATTCATAAAGACCACGGACTCATCGTACGAAACTACCTGATTATGAAGAAGATGCCGAAATAAAAAAAGAAGCGGACACGAATTAACGTGTACCGCTTTTTATTATGCTCGAAAGAGTACGATGAGACTACTGTCTTCGCTTTCTTCCGATTCGTTCCGTGAAGACTGCACAGGCTACAGCTATAGCAAATACAACTGCGAGTCCTCCTGCGATGGGATTGCCGATAATCCTCGTTATCAGTAAAAACACCAGCGCCGTCATCAATAGGTATCTAACTTTATTTTTATCGCTCATAATTGTATTCATATGCGTCGAAGTGTTATACTATTTGTTAAAGGGTAGGACGTGCTGTAACACGCCCTATGACCTTATTTACTTCCTGAATCGATAGTTTACTGTTATCTCGAAGTCAATCTTACCATTTACACGTTTTACGCTGAAACCAAATTCAGTGCAAACCATGAAGATGATAACGAATGACATCGGACTATGTAAGTTGTCGAAGAGGAATGTTAACACTTCTTGCATATTCGATACCTCCTTTCGGATGTATTGTACTCTCTCAAGCACATACTTAGTATAACATTGATACGTAAAACATGTCAACAATTATTTTTCAGATGTGTTTTTGCGTGTCTTTATGTTGCTATATTATCCAAAAATAACTTAAATTATACGGCTATACTATACACATATATACGCCTTTAGTCGTCTAAGGAAGACCGAATATGTCGCTATATACAGGCGATTAAATGTCCGATAAATGTGCGTTAAATAGGCGCTAAATGTACGATAGATACTTCCTATTTCTTATATATCATTACGCTATGCATTAGTATATACATATGTTAAATGTAGCTAAATGATACGATAAATAGGTCGATAAATGTAGCGTTAATAGGACGCAATGTAAACTATATAAATGTACGCATAAATGTACGAATACCAAGGCGCATATACTACCGATCATAGGGCTGTATATGACCGCTATATTACCAACGCATACACTGTATATATAACAGGGCGGTACTATATATACCAAGCCGTCAGTACATATGACCAATAGCCGAGTACCATATCGCAATGCCCTGTTATAACATAGGGCATATACCATACGTATATAGTAGCCATAGTAATAGCGGTTATAGTTTACTGTAGATTACAACGGAAATGTAATCGGAAATGGTTTCGCTAAATGTATTCGAGATACCAGCGCAAGACTGTACCACGTTAACATATAGGTAGTATGGCGTACTGATATACGATACAGCCACGTGGGTATACGGTAGCATGACGCATAGTAATAGTAGTGTGAGTATCGTTGTGTGTGCGAGAAGAATGCGTGAAGAACTTCGATTGATTTAATCAGCTGAGAACTTCTGTGGAGAAGCGACTCGAAACTCAAGGGGTTTAAAAGAATCGTGTGTCTTTCTTTATGCAACTTCTTATTCATCTTAATCGAATCGAATGCGAAAGAAGAATGTTATTAACTCAACGTTTCTTTTAATGCATAAAACTTTATTCGAATTGAATGTTCGTTGAAAGTGCGAAGAAGATTGTTAAATCAACGTTTAAAAGAGATTGTCGAAAGTAACACAAAGTCCTTCTGTTTCATTCGTTATTCATTCGAGTGAATTCGATATTCAACAAGCCGTCCACCCAAATCGCAAAATGCCACCACCCCCCAAGCCACCCCATCAACCCCCCTGAAGCAAACCCCCTCGAAAAGTACACGCAATTTTCAACTCAGGGTGTTATTCCTACACGAAGTCCTATACGAAATCCACATGTAATCCTACGCAGTCCTACCGATCTTGTACGAAGCCTACCGAAATCCACATGAAGTCCTATCGATATCCCTCTTAAATTAATCCTAGCGCATATCTACCGATTATATTACGCAAGTAGCGTAATCACGCTTACTAAGCCCCTTTCGAAGACCTATCATATCTCTATCGATTAAAACGTCTTCTGACGCCTTCTAGACGCCTTAAAATGAGTGGCGCACTTTTCAGCAAACATTCAGCGCATAAAATTGGCGACTAAGAACGTTCTTCTTTCTTCTTTTAAATACTTACGCAGTCTTTATATAACGTTTAAGCGTATCTTTAAAGGCTCGCCCTCTCTTTATTATGTATATTACTGCGTTAAATCTTCTTAGAGGAACGTAGTGACTCTAATATATTTATATTGGCTATAGTTATTCTTTGGTTCTAGTTAGTGAGTGGTTGAGCCATGATAGGTAGACCGCTCATGGGTCAGTATATGCCCCGACAGATAAGCCGTGAATCTATATCTGCGTTAAATAGTTTACACAATGTATACAAAACTATCGCATACAGGCGTGTATATAGAATGAAGAGAAATAAACGCAAAAAGAGCGCCACCCACGTCGGGTAGCGCTTTTTCTATTACAACGAAAGTGTCAAATGTACTTCGTCGAGATTATCTTGATTGATACCGATGTATTTAATCGTATCCTTCTCGCTAGAATGATTCAGTAGTTTTTGAATCGTTTGAATCGATGAACCTGCCTTATATGCGTGATATCCGAATGTCTTACGCAATGTATGCGTCCCGATTTCGGTAATACCTGCACGTTCCGCCCCTGCATTTAGGATGCGGTATGCTTGCACACGTCCGATAGGCTTATCGCCTTTGCGTGATGGAAATAGATATTCTTCGCTATATTGCGTGAATCCTGCTTCTTTGATTTCACGCTTGACTGCGTCAGATATCGCCATCTTACGATTCTTATCCGTCTTCTCTTCGGTAACTACCGCATGTTTTAGGAAGCGGTTATTCTCACCATAAAAATCAGAAACCTTCAATTGTAATAAATCGGAAATACGAAGACCTAAATTAATTCCCAAAACAAACATCAATCTATCACGACCGTGCAAGGCACGTTTCATTTTATTTATATCTTTCTTCAGTCTAATTGGCTGAACTTCATTCATTTTGTGTTGCCACCTTCCATATGTATCTCTTTTCTGTTTGTGTTACATTCAGTATAAATGAGAACGTACGGAATCGCAACACTTTTTTATTATACCGAAAGGAGAGATACGCATGGCTAGTAAGAAGGAATTAGAATCTCGCTTGAACTTAAAACAACGTGAAGCTGCTCTATTACTGGTAGAGAACGAACTCAACATCGAGGGAGAACGTAAGACACAGGAAGAGATTGCGCAAGAATTAGGCGTCACTCGCATGTGCCTATACAAATGGAGAACGCAAAACAAATCATTCATCGATTACAAGAATATGATCGCTGACGAGTTTTTATCGGAAAAGCGTGATTTTGTATATCGTCAATTACTGCGTACGATTAGCGGTTCGCAACCGTCAATCAAAGGTATCGACCTGTTCTTACGTAGACACGGCTTGCTTACTGATAAGAAAGTCATCGAAGACAATACGGCTGACGGCGTGAAGTCAAATAGCGATCTTGAGAAAGAAATCGCAGAAATCAACGCACTATTAAAGAAATAGGAGGAATAAGCATGGCATGGAATGGCGAACGGTTTATCAATCGTGAAGAACGTGCCGAACGCATTGCGCTCGTAAAAGAGCGCCTTGCCACGCTTATGCAACTACATAAGCAAGGTGATGCGTCGGACTACCATATTGAAATATTACTAAATAGTAAGGAAGAATTAATTCGCTTAGAGCGCATACATCGTGCGGAAGTGGATAACGCATACTTTACGATGGAATATCTTAGTGATGGTCATAATCCTGATAACGAAGACAACATCATTCAGAATCAAGACGACGGCGAACAGCATCAACCACTTGAAGAAATGGCAGGAATACATAAAGAATTCTTCGGATTATGTGACGAAGTAGATGCAGGTAAGGGCGTGAACTTAGGCATCGCAGCCCCTCGTGGTCACTCGAAATCAGGTATATTCTCGAATGCATATGCGCTAAAAGGCATATTATTCCGCCAATTATCGCACAGATACATTCTGATTATATCGGAAACGGACGACCTTTCGAAGAAGTTAGTCAGCTGGTGTAATAAGCAATTAAAGTATAATCGCAAGTTAATAGAAGACTTCGGATGTCTCTTATACGATAATCCAATGGCGAATGAGAAAGATAACGAGAGTTCTTTCATTACGAGAGAGAACCAGCTTGTCGAAGCATCATCGTCAGGGAAGCAATTACGTGGTAAGCGTCATGGCGCATTACGTCCGACTACAGTTATTACCGATGACCCATCATCAGCGAATAACGAAGGAACGAAAGAAGCACGTGAAAAGTTAATTAACTGGTTTAACGCCGTAGTAATGCCAATCGGCTCTAAAACCACAAATCAAATCCTAGTCGGCACGATGGTATCGTCCACTGGGCTATTGGCGCACGTTCTGAATCGCCGTGACTTCAAACACTGTTTCTATGATGCGATTGTAAGTGAACCGAATCATCCGCAAATGTGGGAAGAATATACCGATTTATATCTGCATGGAGATGGTGAAGAACACGAAGCATTCTACGATAAAAACGAAGTTGCTATGATGGACGGCGTAGAAACCGCATGGGAATGGCGCTGGACTTATAAGGCGTTAATGGAGCGTAAAGCGAATATGGGAACGAAGACCTTCAATTCCGAGTATCGAAACCGAGCATTCTCGGAAGATGAGAAGTACTTCTTCACCGATCAGTTCGGATATTACACGATTCAGCACGACCCCCTTACCGACGAACGCTACTGCGTATATGAAGGCGAGAGATATGACCTTGCCGATATGTCTATCAGTTCGGCATGGGATATAGCAATGGGTAAAAGCGCTCGCTCCTGCTACAATGCGTTAGTTACAACTGGACGCCATGAAGCAACTGGGCGTATTTTTGTGCTGGACGAATACGCTACCAAAGAGCCACCACATAAATTCATGCAAGGTATTATTCAACGTGTTTCTTCTTACCGACCGAATCTACTAATCGTTGAGACTATCAACGCACAGCATGAATTCTATCGTCAGCTACAAGAAGAACTACCACGTCATCACTTATATTCTACGAAAGTAATTGACGTCAAAGCACAGAAGTCTTCGAAGGAACAGCGTATCGAATCTCTCGAACCGTATTGCGTCAACAAAACTCTTCTATTCAACCGTCACCACAAGACGTTGCTAGAGCAGATGGACGCATATCCATTCGGGGATTACGTCGATTCAGTCGATGCGTTGCAAATGTCCGTCGAATATGTCGCTCGACCTCGTGCAGTAATGAGAGACAAGCCTTTGTGGTTATAGACCTTTTCAAATTCTGTCCTGCCCTTATGAAAGTGTAGGACGGATAGGTCAATTAAACAAACACTAGGAGGTATTTACCAATGGGTAAAATCACAACAGGAACTATCAAAGCAAAGGCAATCAATGTAGGAAGTATCGAAGCAGACAAGATCGTTACGACTCATGTAACTCGCACAGTACTTCCATTACCGAAAAAGCCAATGAAAGTCTACCTCGCATCCCCATTCTTCAATGACGAAGAAATCGAACGAGTAGAATTCGTCGAAAAGACGTTACGAGCGAAAGGGTTGCAAGTATTCTCACCACGTGAGCATCAAAATCCACAATTCGAATTCGGTTCGGTTGAATGGCGAAAAGCCACGTACAATAACGACGTTAAAGAAATCCTAACATGTGATATCGTTGTCGCAGTTCACTCGACTGACAGTGGTACGAACTGGGAACTAGGGGCCGCAAGCGTAATTCAACGTCCTGTTATCTTATTCGATGACAAAACGGACTTACCGAAGAACATCATGCTAACTGAGTCTTGTCACGCATTCCTAGAATCTCGTGAAGCACTAGAAGCATATAACTTCGACGTTCGCATCAACGAACTAGAGAAGGTTTACTACAAAGGTGAGGTAATCTAAGGGCGCTCATTCAGCGCTCTTTTTCTTTTATATACTAGGAGGGATTCGATGTTCAACAAACTACTAAGAAGAGAAAAGCACGACGACAGTATCGAATACGAGTACAGACCATCCGATACGTTATTCGAAAAAGGGAAGCTGTTCCCACCAACTGACGATTTAGAACGTCTAGCAAAATACGAACGTGGTCGCAAATTATACGAAGGTAACTTCAGAGACTTACCGAAGCGAGCGCAGGAACTATTGAAGGATACACCGCACGTCAAACGTCTTCAATCGTTGTATCTCGCAGTTAACCTAACAGATATTATCATTCATAAACCAGCGGATTTAATGTTCAGCGAAGACCCATCGTTTGAAAGTGGAATGAATGCGGATTCCACTGAGCAATTACGTCTTTCTTCTATAGTAGAGGAAAACGATATGTCAGCGCTTGGACAAGAACTGGTCGTAGGTGCTGGTATCCGTGGCGATGCATTCATCAAAACGTATTTCTCTTACCGTGAGGACTTCAGCGAATTACCGTTCGTTCCGAAAGGTGTCGAGATGGAAGCGATTATCGAATCACAAGACCCTTCGACTGTATTCCCTGAATTGGCACGAGGAAGCAAGAAGAAGTTCAAAGCGGTCAATATCGCTCAAATCGAATGGGTTATGGAATTGAATGGCGAAGAACATCCGTATCTAAATGTCGAACGCCACCTCGCAGGATTCATTCAATATCGTAGATTCAAGTTGAATCCATTACCACAAATCATCACGGAATATAAAGTTACACAAAAGCAATACGAAATCTTAGAGGAAGTAGCGACAGACCGTGACCACGATGTAGTAGAGACTGGCGTTCCTATGAATCTAATTCGCCACATTCCGTACAAAGCAACGGACACGCACTGGAATGGGATTTCGTCTACTGAAAAGATTGAATCGCTTATCTATGCCATTAATGATCGTCTAACGCAAATCGATTACATTCTATTGAAACATAGCGACCCTACGGCATATGGACCCGATTTACAACAAGTCGAAATGACATGGGGCGGTCGATACATCCCTATGCGTAAGGAAGAAGTCGCACCATCATACATGACGTGGGATGGTAAGTTAGCGGATGCATTCAAGCAGTTAGAAACGCTGATTAACTTAGTCTTCCAAGTATCTGAAACGCCACAGTGGTTATTCGGAACTACAATCGGAAACGCTGGCGGAACTGGTACGTCACATACCGACGGTTCAGCAATCAAGGCGAGGTTCATGCCGATCTTGTCGAAAGTAAAACGAATTAGAACGAATATTGACCGAGCATTCCGTGATTCGCTGTACATCTCTCAATTACTTGAGAATACCGCAAACGAAATCGGATTCACTCACTATACTGCGGTATATCCAAAGATTAGATGGCGTGATGGTTTACCAGCTAACGAGAAGGAACTCGCTGAAGTTATGCAGATTCGTACAGGCGGTCGTCCTACGATTGATGTTCGTACAGCAATCAAGAATATGGATGGTCTTGACGATGCACAAGCGGAAGCAATCATCGAAGCTATGGAGAAGGATGGCGAAGCTGATAAGCTGGCACAACCTGAAGACTTCAATAAGTTCGACCCACTAGCGCAGGTGGACGTCGAAGAAGAGAAGCCCGAAGAAAAGGAAACTGAAGAAGTAGATGAGTAGAAATGATTTCAAAATGCCGTCCTACGAGAAAAACGTGGGGCGGTTAGTTTCTATATATAAGAAAGCATTGCTTCGATTGCAGAAAGAATTGGATGCGGTAGATGTTCGATTACTGACGCAAGCATCTACTTATGCGCTCATCCGAAACCTTCAAGCCGAACTACTGAAAGTAGATAAGGAAGCAGTCGAATGGGTGAAGGAGAATATCGTAATTGCTACGAAGGACGGAATCGCTGATTCGCTCGTCGCACTTGAATATGTAGAAAGTCGTGAGGAAGCGCTCAAGATCGTTCGCTTCAATCAAGCAAACGCACTACTACTTACGAAGGCGGTCGAAGACACTTTCGAAGATGTACTAGCAATCACGCAGAATATGAACAAGCATTTCGTAGAAGAGATTCGCAAAGTGTCCTCAACGGTTATCGCAGAGAACATCGCAATGAATAACCAAGTACAGATTACCAGCAAGGAAATGGCGAAGCGCATCGAGGAATTGCAGAAAAAGCTACGTGATTCTGTGGATGTCGCAATCGTAGATAGAGGAAATCGAAAATGGACTGTCGAGCATTATACGGAAATGCTGGCTCGCACGAAGATGACGCAACTACATAGTGAAGCCTGTTCGAATGAAGCAATCGGACGTGGGGCGTATTACGCAACGATTTCCTTCAACGCAAATACGAAAGACGCTTGTAGATATCATCAAGGACGAATCGTGAAGCTGACGAGCGAAGCCGAAGGTAATTATCCGACTATAGACCAGTTGAAAATGTCAGGTCAGATATTCCACCCGAATTGTAAGCACCATATCATCCCATTGCGAGATGCTAGTTTATTAAGTAACTGGGAGCGATCTCTAGCAGATAAGCAACAGAAGACTGGCGACAAAGCACTAGAAGCAGGTGGGCGAAACCCTGCAAATGTAGAAAACGAAAGAAAATCTTAAAAAGTTTACATTTGTATGCAAATAAAAGGGCATTAGCCACCGATATAGTACGAAGAGGAATACAACCTTTTCGGAACACACTACGCTGACGACTGGCGAATCGCAACAAGTCGGAAACTAAATGACGACGGTCTTTAAACGGTGGGAGGAAACAATGGCAGAAGAAATCAAAGAAACCCAAACGCCTGATGGTGGAGAAGTAGTTACAGAAACGAAAGTGGACGAAGTGATTGACGCTGAAAAGACAGTAAGTATGACGCAAGCTGAATTTGATGCAGTTATCGCAAAATCCAAACAGCAAGTACATCGTAAGTACGAAGGTTTCGACGATTTCAAGACGAAGGCTGAAGAAGCTGAACGTATTGCAGACGAAGCACGACTTGCAAAGATGGACGAACTGGAACGTGCTAACGAAACGATTAAGACGAAGGACGACGCTTTAACAACGTTGCAAGCCGAAGTCGAGTCGATGAAACAAGCACAAAAGGCGAAAGAGGTTAACGACAAGTTTGCCGAAGTAGCGCTGACAGTGAACATCCCGACGGAGTTCCTAGAAGATGCGAAAACACTTGCAAAGGTGACTGACGCAACTAAGGTCGAAGACATCAAAGAAATCGTCACTAAACTCGTTAAAGAGCGACCGTTCTTAGTTAAAGAAAAGGAAGTTCAACAACGTGAAATCGGTGGAGCGTCTAATCACGCTAATCCGAAGTCGGAGAAATCTGACGAACAGTTGTTACAGGAATCAGCTGACAAGTATCGCCGTACTCAACGTATGGAAGATAAGATCGCTTACGTTAACCTGAAACACAAATTAGGGAAGTAATCCACTTAACATAAATACGCTAAAAGTCAAGGCGCTCAATTTGGGCGTCTTTTCTTATTACAATAATGGAGGGAAACATACATGACAGTAGTTACTGAGAAGGTTTATAACGAGGATTTAGTAGGAAAGAAGGAATCCGTAGTAGATGAGTTTCTATTATTGAATCCATTACAAACACCGATGTTATCTCTTGTGGGATTCGGACAAGCCGTTACGGCGGTAGAGCATATTTGGTTCGAAGATGAAATGTTCGCTCAAGAGTCTACAGCAACGAAAGAGGCAACTGCTACTGCGACAGAAATCGAAGTGGCTGATTCAGAAGCATTCCGTAAATTACAAGTTGTTCGTGCTGGCGACGAGTTAATCCTTGTTGTTTCTGTAGCAGGTAATAAATTAACGGTTGCTCGTGGATATGCGGACACAACTGCCGAAGCAATTGCGGAAGGCGACGTTATCGAAGTAATGTTCGTCGAAGGTTCTGAAGGCGCAGACGCTCGTGACTCTCGCTACAAACCACGTAAGCGTGTATCTAATATCACGCAAATCTTCGATGAGTCTGTGGAACTTACTGGTACTGCGATGGCTGTCGCTCAATACGGCGTAAACAACGAGTACGAGAAAGAGAAGCAAAAGAAACAGCTAGAACTAGCGTTAGCGTTAGAAAAAGCGGTTATCAACGGTATTCGTTACGAAGCTGGTAGCAAGCGTATGATGCGTGGTATTCGTTCATTCATCGAAACGAACGTTATCAAAGCTGAAGGCGAGTCAGTAAATGATGACATGTTAATCAACGCATTCCGTTCAATCTTCGAGAAAGGCGGTATGAACTCTGGCGGTAACTTCAAAATCATCGTAGGTGGTACACAGAAGGTTGCTATCTCTCAATTCGGTAATGCGCAAATCCGCTTAGACCGTTTAGATAACGGACGTGGACAAGTCGTTGACCACTACATGTCTGACTTCGGGGCTGCTGAGATCGTTCTTAACAACAACCTTCGTTCTGACGAAATCTTAATCGTCGATTCGAACCGTATCAGCATCCGCCCACTTACTACACGTGAATTCTCTCATGAGTTCTTGGGTAAGAAAGGTGACTACATGAAAGGAATGCTTGTAGGTGAGTACACTATGGAGTTCTTACAAGAACAAGCACACGCTCGCATCACTGGCGTCGGTACTGCTAAACCAACAGTGCCACCAACTGAGCCTGAAACACTAAAGGCTTCGGCTCGCAAAGCAACAGCAACAGCAAAATAATCGGAATGAACGGCTAGGGCTTCGGCTCTAGTCGCTTTTTCGTATAAGGAGGGCGGTGATTCATGGAGAGAATCTTAAACGCTACGGAACATATCGATTTGTACGTGATTACCAACGAAGACTGGCACGAATCGGATGATGCGAAGAAAGTACGGCTGATGAACGTTGCTGGTAGGACATTGCGAAACCATTATGGCAAAGACACAGTTATCCCACCTGAAGCAATCTACGAATTCAGTGCGTATCTAGCAATCGTGTATAACGATACGAACAGGTTACAACAACAAGGGATTGCGTCCTTCAGTGTAACAGGTGTTGGTTCTTTCACATTCAAAGAGAACAACGTATCGAGTGCTATTGGTCAATCCCCTGACGAACTAATCCCCGACAGTGTAGCGAAGCTAATTGACGAAGCAAACGACAATCTACAAACGAGTGGGAGAAAGATAGGGTGGTTGACATAGCATGGCGATGATTCCATTAAGACAAACCGTTAAGCGTTATCGAGAGACAGGTGAATTAAATATTTGGGGGAAACCTGAAGAGATTGAAATCACCGAATTGAAATGTCGTGCTGAAGAAGGTTCTCATACCACAACTGACAGACAAAGTCAAACTCAAGGCGCTACCGTTGTCGTTGACTTAAAACTAGTACTGGACAAACTCGCTGATATCGGATATGAGGACGAACTGGAATACGTTAACGAAGCTGGCACGGTTCACAAAGGTAAACCAAGAAATATAACGATTAAGAGGGATTTTACAGGTAAACCGTTGCTTACGTGGGTGTACGTATGAGTGACGGACTTACTATCGATATGTCGAGTTTCATTAGCGCAATGCAACGAATCGAGCAAGGTGCGCTTGAGGGTGCTGAAAAAGGTCTGAATGATTGTGCGGATGATTTAATCCGAATCAGTTCGAATCTAGCGCCACTAGATAAAGGTTCACTACGAAAGTCCCATACGAAGAAGTTAAAGGTATCTGCGACTGGTGTAACGGCGGATGTGTCGTTCTCAATCCGAGGACGTAACGGTTTTGATTACGCTGTTGCGATGCATGAATGGTCATATACGCCGAAACAAAGCGGTTCTTACATGGGATACGCTGTCGGTCGCAAATATCTCGAAAGACCTCTGAAGATGGAACTACCGAAATATAATCGTTGGATTGCTGACGCAGTTCGGAGAGGAATGGGTGGTTAAGATGCGTATGGCAGAAGTTGAGAGTTATGTCAAATCGCTCGTACCGCATACATATTACGCCTATTCTTTCCCAACTACTGGGCGAGATGACAGCGTAGTAATTCTTATCAACGGCGGTTTTCCTACCGAAGAGACAGGTGTAAGACGTCCGAGCATTCAGTTGCTTGTGCGTGGGACACCGAATGATAAGGCTGGTGCGGAAGAAATGGCGTATCGATTATACGATGCGATGAAGTTCAAACGTGATTTTATGATTGGCGAAACTTCAGTGGTTGAGATGAAAGCGATGCAATCAGCGCCTACATGGACAGGTGAGGACGGAGCAAAGCGACCGATCTTCTCGCTGAATTTCGAAACTACTATACGAAACTAGGAGGAATTACATATGACTAATGTGAAAACGAAATCTATTAACGTACCAATCGGGGCTGCTATCGTGGAATATGGTGAAGGTACTGACATGGTGAAGTTCGATATCACGAAAGGCGGTATCACATTCGGTGCATCTACGTCGGTTCAGGAAGTAACGGTTGACCAATATGGTGAGACACCAGTAAAAGCAATCATGAAAGGTCGTAAGGCAGAAACGACAGTTCCATTCGCATTACACGACTTGGAGAAGTTGGCGATGGTAATGCCGAACACTAAGCTACATGTTCAAGGTGAAAAGAAGAAGTTAGTTGTTAATGCGCAAGCTGGTTTCGATATGTTATCGACTGCTCGCAAGATGGTTATCAAACCAACTGACCCGAATGCGACAGCAAACGACTGGATTACGATTCCACTCGCTGGTGCATCTGCTGACCCTGATTACACATACGACTCTGATAACGAGCGAGTGACGAACGTGACGTTCAACGCTTACCCAAACATGGAGACAGGCGAATTGTACATCTTAGGTGACGAGTCTGTAGCAGAAACTGAAACGCTTGCATTATCAAAGCAAAAATAAACAATAGGCTAGGGCTTCGGCTCTAGTCTCTTTTTTTATGCCTTCATGCCCTTATGTATGTACAAGCATACTTTCGTGTGTTTGTCAAACTTGACAAGGAGGGATATTTATGTTCCGTGATTTATTCACAAAGAACAAGGCAAGCAAAGCAATGCAAATGCCTGAAACATTAAAACTAGGAGAAAAGACGGTACGAGTTCGAAAGATTACGCCAGCAGAGTACAAGGAATTAATGGCGGTTATCGGTAACTTGCCGAACATGATTGTACAGATTATCCAAGCGCCTGAAGAGGATAGAATGGCATACATTATGTCAGCACTTGATGTCGGAATGGATGACCTCGTTAATGTCACGTCAACACTTTCGAATATTGATGCGGATTACTTAGCGAGCGGTGGCGTTGGATTGGACGAGATTGTCGAGTACATTACGCAAATGGCGAAGTTTAACGGAATCGGGAAGATAGTAAAAAACCTCGCAAGCCTGTTGCCGACGACGAATCCGAAGGAGTAGACGAAGAAGAGATCGGTCAAATGACAATCGACGAATACTTACTCGAATTGGCTGGTGTAATGGGCGTAACCCAACATCAAATAATGCACGAGCATTACTGGGTAGACTTGCCGAGATTGGCGCAAGTCAAGCGAAAACAGCAAGCGATTATGAAGCTAGAGTTACTGAACATACTGCGTTCGAAACATCTAGAAGAGAAGGACTACAAAGAACTGGTTCGCAGATATATGCGAGAAGCAGAAATCAAAGAGAAAGAGCAGAAGTTTAACCGAGATAAATTCGAGGAATTACGAGCGCTCAATTAATAGGAGGGAATCATATGTCAGCAAGTGCAGGTGAAGTCAGGGCAAGACTCGTCCTAGATAACGCTCAATTCCGTGCAGGTGTACAGCAGTCACGTGCGGATATGCAAGGACTCGATAGAGGTTCTCAAAGTACATCGAAAAGTATGTCATCACTAGGTAAAGCGTCAGCTGTCGCAGGGGTTGCGATGGTCGGCGCTATTGGTGCATCGGTACAATCTGCGATGAACTTCGAGCAATCTATGGCTAAGGTTAAGGCGATATCAGGTGCGACAGATACTGAGTTCGCACAGTTAACGAAGACGGCGAAGGATTTAGGGGCGTCTACGCAGTTCAGTGCATCACAGGCAGCGGAAGGTCTGTCGTTTCTATCGATGGCAGGTTTCAAAGCGCAAGATTCTATAGACGCCTTGCCAGCCGTTTTAAACTTAGCGGCAGTCGGTGGTATGGACTTAGGTAAGAGTGCGGACATAGCGTCGAATATCATGACAGGGTTCGGATTATCTGCGAAGGATACTGACAAAGCTGTCGATATATTAGCGAAAACGATGACGACTGCAAATACCGATTTAGACATGTTAGGTATGGGTATGAAATATGTTGCGCCAGTTGCATCCGCATTAGGGTGGGGCATGGAAGATACAGCGACTGCTATCGCAAAAATGTCCGATGCAGGTATTCAAGGTTCACAAGCAGGTACGTCATTACGTGCGATGCTACTATCCCTAGCGAATCCTACAGGACAAACAGCGAAAGCCTTCGATGAGTTAGGAATATCAGTAGTAGATGCTAATGGGCAATTCAAACCGCTTCCTGAATTAATTGGACACATCAGCGGAAAGATGGAAGGCATGACGGATGCACAGAAGACCGTAACCGCGGCCCAGTTAGTAGGGACGGAAGCATCCGCAGGTTTCCTTGCATTAATCAGTCAAGGACAAGGCTCACTAGAAGGATATAAGCGAAGTCTTGAGAACGCTGGCGGAACGGCAGAACGTGTCGCACGTATTCAGCAAGAAACGCTGAAAGGCGCATGGGACGAATTAACATCAGCCGTCGAAGGACTGGCAATCGAAATCGGAGAAGCATTCCTTCCTGCACTTACGAACATGGCTGGCGGTATGGCTGGGCTTGTAGGAGTAATCGGAAAGCTAGACCCACAATTCGTATCATTCGGATTAACACTCGGAGCAGTTAGCGCTGGTACTGCGTTAGTCGGCGTCGGAATCTACAAGATCGTTACGGCAATGAAGGCACTATCTGTCGCTATTACGATGAATCCAGCTACGATGTGGATTGCTGGCGTGAGTGCGGCGGTTGGTGTTCTTACGGCTGTAATGATGAATGCGAAATCTGCTACGAAAGACTATCAAGATGTCAATCTCGATACTTACCAGCAGTTAGGCGAGCAATCACGAAGCGTCGAAGATGTTGCGAATAAGTTTGACCAAATGAAGAGTAAGGTCAAATTGTCTGCGGACGAAATGCTCCAATATCGTGATGCGTTAACGGAAGTCGAGCGTGTTGAAGACCCTGCGAAGAAACAGGCGTACATCAACCAAATCGATGAACTCGCAAAGAAGTCGGGTGTATCGAAAGAAGAGTTACTGAAGTACATCGAAGCCAATGACGAAATGATTGCGAAAGCACCTGCGACAGAGCAAGCGTACAGCACAAAAGGCAACGCAATGGCGAAAAACTCGGACGCAGCGAGGAAGCTTACGAACGAGTTAAAGGAGCAACAGAGAATCGAATTGGAGATTCAACGTCAACAGGCAATGAAGAACCAGTTAAAGCACATCGAGGACTACAAGGAAGCCGTTAAAACCATTAACACCGAGAAGAGTAAGACAAACGAGCATACGAAGAATCTCGAACTGGCTGAGAAGGCAGTCGCCGAGAAGAAAAAGGAAGTCGCTAAGTACGAAAAGGACAGTAGCGTCGCTGGTCAGGCAAGGTTATGGCTTGCGAAAGACTCACTATCGAATCAAGAGCAAATGCGTGACGCAATCAAGCAGGAAGGTATCGAATCCAAAATCAACATGGAAACTGCAAAAAGAACTATCTCCGAACTCGATAAGAAGGAAGCGAAGATTCACCAAATCACCGACCAAATCGTCGAGGAAAAAATGGTCGCCCTAGAACTTACTGCGGAACGTGGTAAGGAAGTCGAAGCAATCAATCAGGCGATGGAAGCCGAGCAAAAGAAACGTGACGGAATGGACAAGCAAGTTGGTAAAGGGAAAGAACTTACCGAAGAACAGCGACAGCAGTACGAAGAGTCCAAGAAGTACACGAGCGAGTTAGAAAAGGCGAAGGGTGAAATCGAAAGCACTCGTAACGAAACCAATCAGATGGTAGGCGTATGGGACGAAGCTACTGGAAAGGTTATCTTATTCAACGATGAAGCTGGGAAAGACGTTGATAAAGACGTCAACCTGAAGACTGACGAAGCCAAAGGCAAGAACAAAGAACTGGAAGGAGAAGTTGAGCAGAAGAAAGACAAGAAGGCTGGACTCGATGATTCAGAAGCGCGATCTAAGAACGATAAGTTAAACAAGGACGTCGAGCAGAAGAAAGACAAGAAGGCTGGACTCGATGATAAGGAAGCACAGTCGAAGAACGACAAACTGAACAAAGACGTCGAGAAGAAGGCTACGAAAAAGGTAGATGCTGATAAGTCGCAAGCGGACGGCAAGGTCAAGCAACTCGACAAAGATGCTACTGCGAAGAAAATCAAGGAGGTTCAGGCGAATACTGCGCAAGGTACGACTGCCGTTCAGAAGTTGGATAAGGATGCGACGGCGCAGAAAATCAAGAAAGTACTCGCTGATACTGCGCAAGGTAACAAGTCCGTCAAAGGACTAGATAAAGATGCAGAAGCGAAGAAGACGAAGAAAGTCGACGTCGATAAATCCGATGCTGACGGCAAGGTCAACGATTTAGACCGCAAAGCTACCGCACCGAAGACGAAGCGAATCTCACTGGAATGGCTCGGTGACCTGAATCCTCTGAAGTATTTCCATAGTGGAGGTACAGTAGGTTCATCGCCATCGAACCGATCTACACGACCGAAGTATCACAGTGGCGGTTCACCTCGTGGACTAGTCGGTAAAAGTGCGAAGTTCGACGAAGTAGATGCGAGACTACTAAAGAACGAGATGGTATTAACACAGGCACAACAAGCGAATCTATTCAACTTCATTCGAACAGCGAATAGACCTTCGACAATGGGCGTCGCATCACCATCAAAAAGTGGACAGCAACAAGGTGGAAACGTCTATCAATCTACGATTCAAGTAGCGGAATTAGTAGTCCGAGAGGAAGCCGATGTTGAGAAGATTGCGCAACAGCTATCGAGACTAGAGCGTCAAAAACAACGAGCGAGAGGACAGTGGTAATATGTCATTCATATTCAGAGGTAAAGATGCAAGGAATTACATGACGGTGAACTCAATTGAGCGTGGCTTGCTACCTACTCAAAAAGCGAGCCTATTACGAGCGTCGGGGAAACTCGGCGCTTACTACTTCGGTAGTGAGCAGGAAGTAGTTACGTATCAAATTAAAGGAACGATTACAGCGAACAGCATTACGCAACGTGAAGCGAAACTAGATGCGATTAAAGTATGGCTACAAGGTGGCGAGGGTGAACTCGTTTTCAACTGGAAGAATCACGTGAGTTATACTGCGGTTCTTGATGGTGATACACCGCTTAACCATATCGGAACTAGTGCGGAAATCAACTTCACATTATTGTGCGCTGACCCTGTCGGAACTGGGCTAACGAAAGCAAGCGGAATCGGACGAGGTAATATGACCGTGGATATCGATAATAAAGGAACTGCACCAGCATATCCGTCAGTGCGAGTTGCAATCGAAGAAGATACGCATCAGTTCTCGTTAGTAGGTCGTGATAAATCGGTAACTGTAGGTTATGCGCCTGACTTCGAAAAGGAAACTCTACCGTATGAGGAACGAGTTCTATACGATGAGTTAATCGACACGAGCCTGTGGAAGAGAGCGTCTACTATCGACGATGGGCAGATAACGGCGGATTTCACAAGCAACGGATATCAATTCGAAGTTAAGGATTATGGGAAAGGCGCTGGCTGGCACGGCGCATCTGCGTATAGATCGCTGAATCAACCTTGTGAGAACTTCATGGTCGAATTACATTGCACCTTCTTGTCGTGGGACAGATTAGATATGGGGCGTTTGGGTTTCTACTTCCTAGATGAGAACGGCAAGCAGTTTGGTAGCGCCAAGATGAACGATGTTACATGGACTCAATCGCAACAAATCGCTACTGCGAAGTTCGGGCCGCAAGCCGACGGAATCGCATTCGTGTATGACCAAGGCGCTTATGCTGGCGTATGGAGTGGGTGGAATGAGGGTATCATTCGATTCGGTCGCAAGAAGCGAGATGGTTACGATACGTGGTTCACATACTTCGCAATCAAAGACACGAAGACAGGTCGTTATCATACGGAACTGTACCGTGAATATGCGGACTATGCACGAGCATGGACTAATCGGAAACTGGCTGGCGTTCAAATAGAAGCATCTGCGCTCGGTGACGGCACGAACCGCTATTACATGACGTTAAATCACGTTAATGTATTCAAGTATAACGAGGGAAATCGTGATATCTATAACGACAAACCACTTAAAACTGGCGACTTTGTCGAGGTAGATATGGAGAAAGGGGCTGTCTACCATAACGGAATCCTAGCGAATGAATTGCTCGAACCGTCGAGTGACTTCTTCCCGATTCCTGTAGGTAAGTCGCAGTTAGCAATCTACCCACCATCGGTAGGAGAAACATACATCTATTACGATGAGAAGCACTTATAGACGAGGACGTTAGCGCTCTTTATTGGGGCGTTGGCGTCCTTATTTTTATGTAGAGGATTCTACAGAAAGGGGCGGATTATATCCATGATTATCGTAGTAGACCAATATAACAAGCAGAAAACGATTCTAACGAATTCAAGTCCGAAAGCACCGCAATACTTCAAGGACAGTCATTTTGAATCCCTTGACGGTGTCTTAACGTACGAATTCGAAGTACTAGCGAATAGCGTAGCTACATCAGCCCTTGTCGCAGGAAATAGCGTACTTGTACGTGACCTTGACAAACGATTAATGAAGTTCACTATTCTGCGTACACATGAGTCACGTAATTCGGAAGGTCAATATGTCCGTAGAATATTCGCAGAGAATTCAGCAGTAGGCGATCTCATTGGACATGTCGTTACTGGAACGAAGTTAGTCGGTGTAAGTGCGAAACAAGCTGGCGTCTATGTATTACAAGGTACTGGCTGGGAAATCGGTGTCGCTGATTACACTGGACTAAATGACGTAGACTTAAATGAGTTTCCGACAGGACTCGCAGGACTACACAAGATTCGTGAAGTATTCGGTTTGGAATTAGAGTTCACGATTCACTGGAATGGTCAGCGGATAATATCGCAGTTAGTCCATCTTGTCAAGAAGCGAGGAAGGCGCACAGGCAAACGGTTCACCTATAACAAAGACCTTATCGGCGTATCTCGTGAAGAGGATAGAAGCGATATGTGTACTGCAATCGTACCAGTCGGAAAGGCTGACGAATCAGGGAAGCGCCTGACCCTCGCAGGACATGACGGTCAGTTCGACGGATGGGTTTCACCAAAAGACCAGAACTGGATAGGCGATAATGATGCGTTACAGCAATTCGGCGTCGCAGGAAAGCACATCTTCGGTCGTGTTGAGTTCAGTAGCATCGAAGACGTATACGCACTAATGAAAGCTGGCGTAGAGGAAATCAAGAAGCGCAACAAACCTCGAATGACCTACGAAACACAAGTGGTCTTACTGGAAAGACTGGCGAAATGGAAACACGAAGCCGTTCGACTTGGTGATTACGTTCTTGTTAAGGATACGATGTTTGTTCCGTACCTTGCAGTAGATGCACGAGTAATTCAAATCAAGCGTTCCTACACAGACCCTTCGCAAGATGCTGTGGTACTGGGCGAGTTCGTTCCAGTAATCATCGAGCCGAATAAACAAATCGAAGCGATTCAAGACCAAATCAATTCGAATATGTCGAAGTGGGAATCAAAAGGCGAAACGGTATACAAATCCAAGACACCGCCAATCAAATCGAAACGAGAGCCTGATATGCTATGGCTGGATACGAGCCGAGAACCTAACATCATGAAACGTTGGGATGCGGAGAATGAAGTGTGGGTAAAAGCGACAGCAACAGAAGCAAGCGATATCGGAGCGGAGACACCGAGTGGCGCGCAAGAAAAAGCGAAAGAAGCCGAGAAGCAAGCGATTGAAACTGCGGAGAAAGATGCCACGCAAAAGAAGGAAGAAGCGATCTCGGAAGCAAACAACTACACGAATGAGAAAGTCATCGAGGTAGTCGAAGAGACTATCATTGAAACGAAAAGCTATGTTGACGGCTTAATTCCTGAAGTCGAAGCGGAGTTACAAGAGCATGCGAATAAGGTTGCGAAGGATGCTGAAGACAACGCAAAGCTATTCACGGAAAGCTATTCAGAAAAATCGATGCATGTTGATATTAAACCGCCAGCCGATACGACGAAGCTATGGATGGATACGACCAAGAAGCCATATATATTGAAGAAGTATGACGGAAAGGAATGGATTCCAACTTCGCCACAAGTACCAGCGGATATTGGAGCGCCTGACCTCAACGACGTAATCGAGAAAGCTGATAAAGCTAGAGAGGACGCTATTAAAGAAGCAAAAGCAGAAGCGGAAAAGGCTCGTACGAGTGCGATTGAAGAAGCGAAGAATCTCGATTTAGCAATCAAGAGCGAAGCCGAGCGAATCGCCAAAGAAGCCGAAACGAATGCGAACAATCACACGAACGAAGTAACGAAGACTGTCGAAGAAGCGCTCAAGCAGGATTCACAAGATAAGGCGGATACTGCACAAAGTAATGCGGTAGACCAAGCGTTAAAGGATGCGAAAGCAGAAGCGGAGAAGGCTCGACAATTAGCCGAGAAGAATGCGAAGGACGAAGCTACGAAGTTATCTAGTGAAGCCCAACGCCTAGCCGAAGCAGAAGCGAAGAAGTTAGCAGATGAGGCGAAACGCCTAGCGACCGAAGATGCGAAGAAGCTGGCAGGGGATGCGAAGACTCAAGCGGAAGCAGAAGCGAAGAAACTGGCGGACGAAGCGAAGCGACTTGCAACTGAAGATGCGAAGAAGTTAGCTGAAGATGCGAAGACTCAAGCCATTACAGAAGCCGACAAAAAGGCGAAAGAGGAAGATGCCAAGGTTCGTAGTGAATTAACGAATAAGATTAACGAGATGTCTAATGCTGGTCGTAACTTACTTATAGGTACGAAGGGCAAGCATCATGTCGTAGTAAATAACGAGAATAAGCCACATACGTACTTCGGTTTCACACCTACCGCTAAAGAACAGCTTCGAGGTCAGAGTATCGTAATCTCTCTTAGAATGGACGGTAAGATCGCATCGATAGGAACTACGAGTCCATGGGTTGGCGCTGAATTAAAGATAACATTCACAGACGGTACGGAAATGTACAGGTCGGCTAGATTCGAAACGATTATCAAACCAAATGTGCAGTACACTCGACAGCTAATTCAAGCAGCTACAAAGATAGATGATAAGCCGATTAAGGAATTGTCATTCTACTCACTGGCTAGGGACTTCACGAACGGTACAATTGACATGTACGAATACAAAGTCGGCATCGGTACGAAGTTTACTGAGTATGACCAGCCACTAGAAGAAATCGATAAAGAATTCGCAGACATCAAGAAGCATGCGGAAGACAAGGCGAAGGAAGCGCAAACCAACGCAACGAATCGAGCGAATGACGTTAAGAAGGAAGTAGAAGACTTCGCCAAAAATGCGAGCAATATCACGCAAGGTACGTTAGCAGCTCAACGACTGCATGGTGTAACAATAAGCGGTAATAGCGCGAAGATAGTCGATATCGATGCAGGAAACATCACGGTTGGTACGCTAGATGCATCTCGCTTGAAGGTTGGCTCGATTAGCGCTGACCATTTAGAGTTCGGCGGACGTCTTCGCAATGTAGCAGGTAATGCGCCGACTACATACAGTAGTGGCGACCTAATAGCCAACGGAATGACAGGGGCGGATAACACCGCAGTACCTCGTTGGATGGTAAAACAGTTCCCAGCGACGGCTACAGTAAACTTAGGCAACATCGTCGGAGAAGTGGTTCGTATCGGATTTACTACGTACTATACGACCGATGCACGATACACGCCGAAGAGTTTCAAGATAGAAACATCAATGAACAATACGACGTGGGAAGTCGTAGCGGACGTCACTAACAATACAGCAGTACCGTTAAGTTATACGTTCGGAGGTCGCCAAGTTCAATATGTTAGGCTAACAATAAGAGAGCCACAACCGAGTCAGACGGCAGTTAATATCGCTAACTTCGAAGTAATGGCAACGCAGGGCGGTTCGATTCTTACTGGTGACTCAATCGTAACAGGTCGTATCGATGCGACTAAGGTCAACGTAGATAACCTGAACGCAGGTAATATCAAGGTGGGTACTATTCACGCCGACCGAATCGGAGCGAATACGATTACCGCCGAAAAGATTGCGACTAACGCAGTAACTACTGATAAGCTGGTGGCTAATTCCGTTAATGCATCCAAGATCGTAGCTAATGCGATTGTGGCGGATAAGATTGCAGTTAACGCAGTAACTACCGACAAGATATCAGCGAACGCTGTGAACGCATCTAAAATCGTAGCAAATGCGATCGTAGCCGATAAGATTGCGTCGAATGCAGTTATAGCCGACAAGATTCAAGCTGGCGCAGTAACTACAGATAAACTACAGGCGAATTCGATTAATGCTTCGAAGTTACAGGCGAATGCAGTAACCGCCGAGAAGATTCTAGCAGGAGCGATCACTACGGAAAAGTTGCATGTACTTGCGAAAAGTCTTATCGCAAACCCTACACTCACAGGAAACGACTCAACAGGATGGGGAGTTAGTAAACACGCTACATCCACGGTAATGATGCGAGGTTCTTCGAATATGGGTGACGTTCTTGTCCACGGATTCACAACGGCAGAACACGAACAACCTACGTTATATAATTCCGAGTACTTCGAAGTAGACCCGAACCAAACATACAAGGCAAGTATCGGCATGTTTGTTGAGAAGAATGAAATGCAAGGGGCGCAGTACTTCGGATTAAATGCATACGATAAGAATCAAAAGGAACTTCCTGTACAGCCGTTAAATCCAATTAATGGCGCACTATCAGGCGACCCTAGAACTAATCCGTATTTTTGGAGCGGAGAGGGAGAGGTAGGGAGATGGCTGTTTATGGACGGTTACGTATTATCCTCGCAAGCAGGTGGAAACGAAGCGCCACAAGGTCGTAATATTCAGGCGTCCTACAGAATGCATCCAGCAACTAAGTACCTGCGTGTTCGTTTCTATAGTGGATACTATCCGAAAGTGAAGAATAAGGATGCATCCATCCTATGGCATTCACCATCAATTAGTGCAGTAGATAGCGGAACGATTGTCGCTGAACGAATCGTAGCTGGTACGTTAGATGCGAATAAGGTCAACGTAACGAATCTGAAGGCGAATAACATCACGTCAGGTACGATGACCGCTGACCGAATCAATGGCGGTACAATCAACGCAACGAATACGAATATCATCAATCTGAAGGCAGGGAATATCGTTTCAGGTACGATTGATGCTTCGAAGATTGCTGTTACGAATATGAACGCTGGAAACATCACGGCTGGTACGTTACATGCAGATAGAATCGGCGCAGGTACAGTTAACGCTTCGAAGATTGCTACGAATTCGATAACATCCGATAAAATCGTCGCTGGCTCGGTAATTGCCGACAAGATTGCTACGAATGCAGTTACAGCGGACAAGATTGTCGCTGGTGCTATCAACGCTTCGAAGTTATCTGCGAATGCTATCGATGCTTCAAAGATTCAGGCGAATGCAGTTACAGCCGATAAGATTGCAGTGAACTCGATTAACGCTTCGAAGATTGTCGCTGGTGCAATCACGGCGGACAAGATCGCCACGAATGCGATTAGTGCTTCGATGATTCAAACAGGCGTACTCGATGCGTCAAAAGTAACTGTAAAGAATCTAAGTGCTGGAGTTATCACTGGTGGTACGATGTCAGCTGACCGCATTACTGGCGGAACTATCAACGCTACCAATACGAACATTATCAATCTGAAGGCGCAGAACATCGCATCAGGTACAATAAATGCTGACAACGTTGAAATCAGTAACGGTCGTGTGACTATCGGAAAGGCTGGCGTAACAGTAACTGATGCTGATTTCTTAATTAAAGATGCGAAGACTGGTTTGCTATCTAGTGCAGTCTCGGCTACGAATCTAGTCCATGACCATTCCTTCGAACTGATTAACGCAAATGTGAGTGGTGGCGTTATAGGCGGTATTTACAATCCAGTAGATACTAAAACCATTAACGACAATGACAAGTCATATCAGTGGGCGAAAAGAGGTACGCCAAGAATCGCTACATATTACGGTGGTTCGGCGCAACCTGAAGCAGTCCCATTCGGCATGAAAGCCTTACTTGTTAACAATGCGAACTATGTGTTCCAAGATGTAACCGTAAGTCCGAATAAACAGTACACGATATCTCTACACGCTGGTAAGCCATTCGGAGGACTTGGCGCAGGTGCGCCTAGATTAATGGTTCAGCATGTAGGATTTAATGGAACGGATGTTAACGGTGTTGTTATCCATTCAGAAACGAAGGACTTCCCAGTACCTAACGCTAACATTGGCGATGTCGTACGATATGGAGTCACTGTAACAGCCCACGCAAATCTATCGCAGTACACACGTAGAGCGCTTCGCATTAACATAGTGACAACTAATGCAAACTGGTGCGTGGTTGACGGCGTTCAGGTCGTATCAGGCTCGAAGGCATCTCCCTATGAAGCGGAAGACAGTCTATGGAAATCTGCGTTAGCTAGACTGCAATATCGCAGATTACAGTCGGATAATGTAACAGTTAGCGACACATTAGATGCGATGAACATGCGATTCAAATATCTGCGAGGACACAAGGACAAGGGCATACTGGTAGACCACGGAAACAACAATGTAACACTATCTGCCGCTGACGGAAATCTGCATCTAGGTTACGAGCATACTGCTGAAGTAATGGTAAACTCGCAAATGAGAGTACATGCACCGCTCCTGCCACAGCAAGGCATAAACATCCAAGGCGGAAACTCGGCAGGTGCAGGTATTGATACATCGAAGATGATTCGTACATGGGACGCTGATATCATCGCCAATGGACAGGCTACCATAAAAGCACCTCACTTCGTATTTAATAGCCCTAACAGAATCGTTTCAAACGAGAACGGAGCGCTATGGTATGGAGCAGGTGGCGCAGGTATGGGGCTGTATCTGTTCGTAGGTAATGGCTGGCAAGTAATCAAGACGTTCGGCGTCGGTTAATGACCTAATCAATCGGTTGAGCGCCCTTATACAGGGGTAGGGCGTTCGCCTTCTATTATGGAAAGGGGAAATTATATGCAAAATCCATTCTTAGGGAAACTTGTCGAAGTCGGCGAGGACGGAACAATCACTATTCCGAAATTCATGCTAGAGTTCGCAGGGATTGAACTACCTACTACAGTAGAGGTGCTGGGTACGCTCGGTGGCGTAGTAATCAATCAAACGGAACATCGATGTACAGCATGTAGTCGAAACATTAAAACGCATGATTGGGAAGGCACACGTATCTGCGAGGACTGTTACACGAAAATCACAACGCTTCGATGGGGTGAAACTGCGGAAGATAAGGCAGTCCGTGAAGAGATGGAAGCTAGAATTCGCAGAGAAGAAGCGGAACTCGAATATCTTGAACGTGTCCGACTTCGTAAGATCGCTCGAATGTACGGCGCTGATGAGCGACTAGAGTATGTCGAAATGGTTAACGGTATGATGCGCTCTCGTGACCTTCGCACGTGGTTAATAGAGGAAGCTAACATTCCGAAAGATGTCGTTGATGGGGCGGAGGTGACGGATGTTGAGTAATACACAGATGACTGTAGATGTCAATCACGATAACATTCGCAATGACTTAGCGATTCAAGTCGCTAATCTAACATCAGACAAAGCGGTATTGCAGGAGCAGGTTCGTGTTCTTGCTAACGATAAACTAGCGCTAGAATCTATTGTACGAGAACAGCAAGAGCGAATCGTATTTCTAGAAAAGCCAGCAGAGAAAAGCGAACCTGCTACAGAAGTAATCGATGCGTAGCGAGAGAGGGCGGTATATAACCGCTCTTTTCTTTTCTGAAAATTACGCTACTTGCGAAAGGAGGTGCTGACGATGACAACGCAGGAAAGACGTCAAACACTCGAAGATGTTATTCGCAAACAAGCGGAACTAGAGCGAGAACTACACCAGCTACGTAACTCTACGTACAAGTCGCAGAAGGCGGCCCATGAGCGCATCAGCGTACTGGAGAAGCGTATGGACGATATCAACGCAATGCTTATGGAACTAACGAAGTCTAGTGTAAGGCATGGTGAGAAGATTGACGGATTCGATAGAAAGCAGGACAAGTTCTTGTCCAATCAAATGCAACTATCAAAATGGTTCACTATCATTATTGTCTTCATTCTAACGATCTTAGGTGGACTTGTTGGAATTAAGTTAGTGTTTCCGACCTTATAACGACGGCTCACGCCCTTATCATAATGTAAGGGCGTTGTCAAGCCCACTAAAACTAGGAGGTCGATTACATGGCAAACGAAGAAGTAATTATTGATGCAGGACACGGTGACCACGATTCAGGTGCGGTCGGGAACGGATTACTAGAGAAAGAGCGAGCGCTAAAACTATCATTATACTTGCGAGATGAGTTAGTAAATAGTGGCGTATCGGTTGCGATGACTCGTGCGAGTGATACATTCTTATCGCTGTCTGCTCGTGCTAGGTTCGCAAATGACCGTGGCGCAAAAGTATTCATTTCGAATCACTTAAACTCGTCTGATAATCCAAGTGCGCTAGGTTACGAAACATTCGTATTCAACCGCAACGACAAAAACACGAACCGCTTACAGGACTTAATCCATACGGAAGGTATGAAGGTATTAGGATTCCGTGACCGTGGCATGAAGACAGCAGACTACGCAGTATTGCGTGAGACTCATATGCCAGCGGTACTAACAGAAAACGGATTTATTAGTAATGCGTCAGAGATGGCACACATTCGCAAGGACGATGTTCTTCGTAAGTTGGCGCAAGGATATGCGAGAGCGATCTGTACGTACTTAGGTAAATCGTATAACGGAAGTTCCACACCTTCGCCGACACCGACACCACCGCCAACAGAAAATGGTATTGGTACGATTACGATTGCAGGTACTGGCGTGAATATCCGCACTGGCGCTGGTACTAACTTCCCAGTAAAACGTCAGATTGTGCCGAACACTTACATCGTATGGGCGATGCAAAACGGATGGGCTTGCGTCGGTGGCGATGAGTGGGTATACGCCGACCCTTCATATACTACGCTCAAGTTAAACAGTCAACCAAAACCTACCGTAACAGGTGTGGCGTACATTCTAGGTACTAACGTCAATCTACGTAAATCACCGAGCAAGAACGGCGAATTCATTCGTAAGTTGAACAAGCCCGAGGAATACAAAGTGTGGGCGAGAGAAGGCGACTGGTTAAATCTCGGCGGAAATCAATGGGTATTCTACGACCCAGCCTATATTCGATTCGTACAAGACTAATAGAGAGGAAGCGATCATATGGATTTCGGAAAAGCTATCGAAGCATTAAAGCAAATGAAGAAGGTTGCGAGAAAGGGGTGGAATGGCAAAGGGATGTTTGTTTACTACGTCCCAGCCAACTCGTATCCGACAGTGACGGAAGTTGCGAAGAAAGAGTTTGGAGAAGTAGCGCACTATAATCCGTATTTCGCTATTAAGACGGTTTCAGGAACTATAAGTACGTGGGTTCCGTCCGTAGGCGATTGTCTAGCGGAAGATTGGGAGGTTGTTGCGTAATGAAGAATATGCAATTCCGTAAACTCGGATTGCGCCTTATGAACCGAGGGACGTTACTTGCGTTAGTAGCGTTCTTGGTTAAACAAGGTCTAGCCTACGGATACATTCCGACGCAGGAAGTTGCGGATTCTATCGTAACTCTAGCGGACTGGGGATTAACAGGATTAATCGCAATGGGCGTAATCAATAACGCATCAGTCGGAAAGGGCTTCAGCGATGCCCCTAACGAAGAAATTACGTTCCATGTGTTAGAAGATATCGAACGAGGTTAACGGCTGGCACTGTTAATTCTCGTAAGTCTCATGAAACATCTATCTCCCAAACTACGACAATACTGCTGACAGGCGTGGACACTTCGACTTTGATTCAGGTGTCTGCGTCTTTTTACTTATATTAGGGTACGTGAAATTATTACGCAATTTGCGAAAAGCGTTGACATGCGATTCATATTAATTTAGTATGTAATTAACAACACGAATGTAACACAAAATTAAATATAATACGAAAGAAGGAATCGACAATGTTACCAATTTCATTTGCAGGTGGAATTCTATTCGGAACAGCATTCGCAGGGATTGCAGGACTTCTCGGGGGTGTGCTGTTAACGATAAAGCTAAAGAACGATGATTCTGTAGCATCTACTACTATGACGAGGTCACACAAAGACAGACGATACATGTCAAAAGGATTGCAGAATTATTACGAAGGGCGCTGATTATGGCGCTCTTTCTTTTTGTCTTTTTACGGTCTGCAATTTCGGTCTGCAAAAAAGTGTTGACACGATTCGCAAGTCAGCGTAATATAGTACTCGTAAGTTGTTTTCGACAAAAAAACAGAAAAAGACCGCTAGTGATTGCAGTCACCAACGGTCAGAACGAAAGTTATAATCGACAATATGCGCTCGACAAAGCGCAACGACAATGTAACAACGCCATCGGAAAATGGCGGTAAAACAGACGTCATCGGAAAATGACGCTAAAAAATTATAAAGAGAAATTACATAAATACCTTTATGCATATCTTATATGAGAAATCACTACCCTCATTATACGATATTCCCTCGAATGAATCAACGGTTATTTGTGTTCTTTTCTCGGAAGGATTTACCACAATGAAAAACTACATGAATCAATATGATAGCTTATCTTTATTTGAAACTACTGAAGAAATGGATTTCGCTCTAGAGATCGCTAAGAAACATTATTCGCATGAACTTAATAAAACACAAATTGCCGTACTAGACTTTATCGCTCAACATGCGTTAAAAGCCGTAGGCGTGGCGTACCTAAAAGTACCGACTATTGCCGAAGGTGTTGGTAAATCACTTCGTACTATTAATTACGCAACGAAGAAATTAGTAGACTTAGGGCTTGTGGATAAGTACGAAACTCTACGTAAAAAGAGCGGTGGTTCAGGCGCTAACGTTTATGTTATTGCATGCCGTATTGCAGACGGTCTTGCAGAGCGTTTTGCAGACTGCGAAATCATCGTGAATCCTACGGAGAGTAAGGTCGATGAGCCGAAATCAGAAAAAGAATCTCTTTCTCAATCTCTTCCTAAAACCCTTAATAAATCCTTAAAAGACTTCGAAAAGAATAATAATACTAAACTAGTTAAAGATATAGAAATAGAGCAGGAGCAACTTTTTGCGGATACTCCCGAGGTTCTTCGACATGCTTACGCTTTAATAGATTCGTCTTTAGGTAACAAACTGACTAAAAGACTAGTGAGCGCCTACAAGAATAGTGGACTAGCTTCGGATTCCGCATGGAAACTACAAGACCGTTGTAAGCACGACTCTACTTTTGCGAGAGAACTAGGCGATAGAATCACGCAATCTATCAGGAACAAGAAAGATGGTAGCGAAGACGAACTATGTGGGTACATCTACAAGACGGCTTTAAACATGTTTAACGACTATCATACGCATGAACAGGTTTCTGAAATTGACGTAGAGAAGGAATTCGACTGGCTTAATAATCCGATTGCTGAAAGATTCGTGAATACTCGCATTGAGGGCGCTAGACACGTTAGTCTTAGTGAACTAGATTTCGGGGAATCTACCTTCAATAACGACGACCTACCGTGGTAATTTAATACATACGAATACAAAACTATAGATATGTGTAGTGAATTGTATAAATTTATACAAAAACCCTATTGAATTCTATCAGACAAGTGTAGTATAATATACTCAAATACTTAAAAGTGAATTCAAATACTAGGAGGACTACACATGACTGTAGATTATATCGGCGTAGAGTCAGCGAATTCTTTCGTGAAGGTTGCGTCAGCGAACGAAGAGTTGTGCTATCTGAATACTTTAAGACGAGTAGAATCATTTGAGGATACGACAGGGCTTACGGTTTATACATACGAGGGCATACGCTATGTCATCGGCGAAGCGCAGGGCATAAGCAGTAGCGCAAGAAATGATGACCGATACTCTAGCGCTGGATATCGAACAGAAACGATTCTAGCAATCTCGCAATTAGTGAAAGACGGTAGCGAGATAGTAGTCGGAACTGGACTTCCTAGCGAAGACTACAAGAACGGCGATAATCACGAAAAGGTTAAACGCAATCTAGTTGGGGAACATACGGTACAAATTGACGGTAAAACAAAGACATTCAGTATCTTACGAGTTTATACGCCAATGCAACCGATAGGCTCTGTTGTTAACCGCATCTATGATTACAACCTGAAAGTACGTAAAGACATGGAGAGCGAACGTACAGCACGTAAATTAGTAATCGATATCGGCTTCGGTACAACTGATGTATGTGAAGCTGAGGGATTGCGTATAGTACGATATGATGGTGTACAAGTCGGAATGCTGGAAGCCAATCGCATAATTAAAGATGAACTTTCGAAACGTGGCGCTAGAGGTATCGTGTCACTCTTGCATATGGATACATTATTGCGAAATGCTAAACGAGAGTACGTTAAGGACGAATTTACTGACAAGGAAATCCTGTCAAAAGTTATTATCGAAATAGGCGGTAAAGAGTACGAAATTAAAGACCTTATGGAACAAGCGCTAGAATATACGGCACGTATCGTTATGCAACGTGTGGACAATCTAGGCTACGTATTAAAAGACTACGATGTAGTGTTATTCACTGGTGGTAGCCTTCTAGCGCTTCACAAGTATATCAAGCCATATCTAACAGGCGTGAATACGAAAGCAGAGCAGGGAGCGCAAACAGCTAACGTTAAAGGCTACACTAAATATGCGATGATTCAAGATGCTAAAGCGGTAGCGAAATAGGAGGGTTACAGATGGCAGTAAAACAACATTCATTCAAATGTAACACGACGAATCCCGATGAGAAGATGATTAACGACTTTCTCGAAGGTAAGCCGACGCAGTATCACGTAATAGAAGCGATGAAAGTATATGTACGCATGGAGAACGCAAAGCAAACGGCAATCGATAACATGATTTCGAGTATCGAGACAGGGCTGTTCTCGCAAGGAAATCGTGAGCAGGGAACTGAAACGAAACCTCCGAAGTCAAGCAATGACGATATAGAAGAATTCGAACTATAGTAACTTAATATGATGCATGATTATTAGGCGTTACCCAATCGGGTAGCGTCTTTTTTTGCGTCTTCATGTCCTTATGTACGTAAAGGAGTGATGTGTATGCAGAACGGTGGCGTACAGCAAGGCGAGGTATTTATCAAGATGTTCGCAGGTGTCCGTAATGGACTCATGGCGTACTTAGGCTCGGAACTTTGGCAAACGTATAGCGCACTGGCTACATATATGGACAGGGACGGCTATTGCTATCCTTCGCAATCACAGCTGGCTAGAGCGATGGGTGTACGTAGGGAAACGGCTGGCATACGCATCAGGCGATTATGCGAAGTCGAATGGCAGGGTGAGAAGTTAGTAACAGCGATCAAGGGGCGACATGAAGGAAATCAATTCTCGAATACAAGGTACTTGATTAATCCGAATGTTGCGTTTAGGTTCTCGACAGAACTACATCCATGAGCGGTCTACCTATCATGGCTCAACCACTCACTAACTAGAACCATAAATAACTATAGCCATTATAAACATTACTCTGCGTAAAGAAACGCAGTAAGAGTATAGGACAGAAATATATGACCTATTTATACGCAGTAATGTCCTTATGTGAGTAAAGGAGATGATTTTATGGCTAAGAAACTACCGCCAGCAAAGGATTGGAAGTCTAGAGAAATCAAGGACTGGAACAGCCATACGTTCTTTGCGTACTTATGCGACGCACATAGACAGCGTAGAGGCATCGATTACTTTTCAGCAAAGGGAATCAAGATTGACGTGTCGATGATTAAACGAATGTATGACGAGTTCGGCAAGGAAGAAACGAAGATGTTTATCGATGAGTGCCTGAAGCAATACAGGGGAAGCGCACAATTCAAGGTTGCTACGTTTTGGTTTATGTCCACGTATATGAAGGCGCAAGTAATGCCTGACGTACAACTTGCGATGCAACGACAAAAGCAGATCGCTGTCGAGCAAGACGACATGGACGATATTGAATTCTAGGAGGGAACGAAATGAAGAAAGGAATCTTACGTTTTGCCGTAGCCGATTCGATTACTGATGCGGAATTGCTACCGCACTACATCGCTATCCACGGATTGAGTGGCGAAGGTGGTCGAGTTTCGAACGCAAATGTACCGAAGCAATATCGTGACGTTCTCGTTCAGGATAGCGTCGTACGAGCGGACGAGCCGAGGATTTACGCAAAGCTAGACAAGTACATCAAAACCTTCGTACGTCAATTCGGCGAGGAATACGAAGGAAGTACGCAAATCAAAGGGCTGTATATCTATAGTCCGAAGACAGGGAACGGCAAGACCACAACCGCATGCGCATTGCTAAACGAATTCATCGTACGGCATTACGTAGGAAGTGTTAAGCGAGGTCTACAGCCACAACAGTTCCCAGCGTATTTCTTCGACGTCAACTACTGGAACAAGCTGTATACACAGTTCACTAGACACGGCGTACCACGCCATATAGCAGAGAAAGCAAGCGCTGAATACTACGGTATGGAAAGCATCGCTAGAAACGCACCTATGCTCGTTATGGACGACATTGGAGTACGTGAAGATGTATCGGATGCGTTTCGAATGGACTTACATGCGCTGATTAATCATCGAAATGTTGAGGAGCTGCCAACGATCTATACGAGCAATGTACCACTTACGGAACTACCACGTATCTTCCGAGAAGAACGACTAGCTGACCGAATTAAGGACATGACGATTCAATTCACGTTCACAGGCGACAGCAAGAGAGGGGCGAAGCGGAAATGATGAGATATCCAATGAAGGACGCAATCAAACACATTATGACGTCGTTATGGTGGAATCGTGAAGAAGCCGAGAAGTTGGCGGAATCGTGTAGGAAAATCGCACTTGAGGGCGCTATCGAGTATGACGAAAAAGAGTACAAGAAAGAACAAAAGAAACAGTTTCGTGATTTCATCGCACACAAGAGTGGAAAGAGAGGTCGATATTAATGCTTAATCTAGAAATGGCGATAGAGGACGCACTCTTCCGAATCAAGCGTGAATATAAACGTACGAACGGTAAAATCTACTTGTCGTTCAGTGGCGGAAAGGATAGTACGATTCTAGCGGAATTAATCAAAATGGCGGACTTGCCAACAAAGATTCCGTTTGTGTTTGCCGACACACGAATCGAACTAGATGCAACTGTACGACACGTAAAGAACTATCCGTACGATAATATTCACATTCTAAAACCACGTAAGCCTTTCGGACAAATTCTGAAGGAGTACGGTAAGCCGACGATGGGCAAGACGAAGAGTGAGTTAATGGGAACTTACCAACGTAATATTGATGCACCATTATCGAAAGCACGTACTAGACAGTTGATATCAGGAGAAGCCGAGAAAGCTGGGGAGAAACAAGGTTACCGATCTCAAGTTGCATTGAGTATCAAGCAATTCCATATGTTACACCCTGACCTAGAGTATAAGGTTGCGAATATGTGCTGTCAATATATGAAGAAGTTTCCATTCTACGACTTCGCAAAAGAGCATGATATGAACGGCGCATTCACTGGCGTACGTACTGCCGAAGGTGGACAAAGGGCGCTTGCATATAAGTCTTGCGTAATGCTGAAGTCAATCGGAAAAGGTAAGAATAAGCGTGACTATCTGATGTCAATGCCGATTATCGACTGGTCTGACGAAATCTGCGAAGAGTTCATCGAGAAATACAATGTCAAACTATCGGATGCTTACGAAGTGTACGGCGCTGATAGAACTGGCTGTATCGGATGTCCATTCAGTCGCAATCTATCGAAGGACTTGAAGATACTATTCGACCATGAGCCGTTGAAATATAAAGCGTCAATGAAATGGTTAGGTGACGTATATCTTGACCAAGGAATCGAATGTCCGTGGGACGAGGAATACACGAAGAAACTGGAAGAACGAAAGATAGTTAACGAGAAACGTCGTCAGGAAATGATAGACAAGTTCTCGCACACATTCAATCCAAACGTTCGGAAGGTATTTTAGGAGGGTGCTAGATGAGTAGAACAGGAGAAAAGCTACTAAGTAAGATTGTTCAACTGAATGACCCACAAGCGATTGTCCGATTCAATCTTCGCCCTGACCATTTCAGAACGCAAGAAGAACGTGACGCATTCAAATTCATTCAGGATTATGCGATAAAGAACCGTAATCAAGCGCCACCATTCGATACAGTAGTCGAGCAAGTTATGGATTTCAACTACGAGCCGAATGTAGGAGACAGCTACGAATATTTAGTGCGTGAACTGAAGGGTAATAACGCAAAGTACGGATTCTTACAGCTGTTACAAGGCGAAGCGTCGAAGATGTTCACGGAAATGCCTGACGGCGAAGGTATTGAATATGGCGAATGGTTAGCGAAGAAAGTACAGAAAGTACTAGACCTTAATACAATTGGTGGCAAGATCGGTACGGATGCGAAGGTCGATACGGAAGATTTCTTAACGGAATACCGTAATCGCAAAGCTGGCGAATCATTCAAAGTATGGTTATCGAAGTTCAGCGATATTAACGATGCAATTGGCGGTTACTTCAGCGGAAACATGTATACGTTCTATGGACGTTCAGGTCGTGGTAAATCAGCGACAACACTGGCGGAAGTAGTTGAAATGGGAATGCAAGGCGCAAACGTATTAATATGGGCGCTGGAAATGTCCAAGTACGAAGTGCTGGTGCGTATCTATTCGCTAGTATCTGCGAAGAAGAAGATGTTCAGAACGCAAGTCAAAGGTATCGAATATGGTGCTGGATTCAATACGAAGCACTTGTTAATGGGTGAATTATCGGATGAACACGAAGAACACTTCGAAGACTTCCTAAAGAATATAAACGAACACATCAAAGGGAATATCGTAATCCGTGGAGTGGATTGTGAAAATTTCATTGACCGTAGTTATAAGGCATTAGAACAAGACATCATCAACAGCAAGGCGGATGTGGTGTTAGTTGACCCATTCTATTACATGCACACACCACGAAATGAATCAGGAGTAAATGGCGGTAACTATGCGGCCCTATCGATGCAACTGCGTCATTTAGCTGGTAGAACTAAGACTGTACTTCTCGTAATTACACAGGCGGAAGAAACGAAGGACGAGAACGACAAGGAAACGGAATCTCGTGTACTAAGACCACCGCATCGTGATGAAATCAAGAAGACGAAGCAAGTTCTCGAAGATGCAACGAATACCTTCGGTATTGATACGCTCGATGGCGAGGGTGTTATCAAACTCGGTAAAGGTCGTAATGGCGGTGAAGGTACACAAGTTAATCTTATCTACCTAGCTGGTTACGGAATTATCGAACAAATGCCGACAGGTGCGTTACAAGCCGAAGCATTAAAGGATGATTGGTAAGATGTGGGCGTTTATCATAGGAATAGTTGTCGGAATGTTACTTAGGGGGCGAATATATGATTCTATTATTAATCTCATTAGCGATAGCGTTTATCGCTGGGTTTATCGTGTTTTGCATCAATGAAGACTGGACATTCTTAATGATGTCAACGATAGTCATTACGTTTGGACTAATATTCTTCGGAGGGTTATCGGCTATTGAATCGCAAAACGAAAAAGTAGTCAAACGTGATGTAACGGAATTAATCGCATTGAACGATGGTTCATCGGTAAGTGGTCGAATGTTCTTAGGTTCGGGAAGTATCGACGGTGATTTAGTGTACAAATACGCAATGAAGAAAGGCGACGGATATGCGATTGACTTCGAAAAAGCGAACGATATCGATGAGTTACGATACATTAAAGACGGCTCGAAACCGAGAATCGAACGCACTGAGGTCGTGTATAAAAGTACATTCGCAAACTTCATAACTGCGCCGTTCTTTGATACAGCGAAGTATATCTATGTTCCCGAAGGAACGATTCAAGAAACATTCAATATTGATTTAAACTAAGGAGCGATCTATATGGAACTAAAGGTAGGTGATATTCTAATCGCCACTAATTCGGACAAGTACGACCATACTACGAAAGGTCGAGAATACGAAGTCGAGAAGGTACAGGGCATCGGTTTCTTCATACGTGATGATTCAGGAACGGTCATCTTCCCGATATCGACAACATTCAGAAGGAAGTGATTACATGGCGATTATATCGATACGTGGTCGTGATGTGGACGTAGATGTCGAACGAGAAATCGAAGACTATAACTGGTATCGTGCGAAGTGGAGTGCGGACAGGCTTATCGCTTGTTCTCCATTTCGTTATGATAGTTCACCATCATTCTACGTTTACTTACAAGATACTGCGACTGCATTCGCTGGTTCTTGGGGAGATAGTGGTGGCGGTGGAGAGCATCAGAAAGGACATTTCACGCAATTACTTTCATTCCTGCGAGACTGTAGCGAAGAAGAAGTTATCGAATATTTACTAGAAGAATATGCGTCCGACTGGGACGGAACAACGAAATTAGAAATCGATTTATCACGAATCAAAATGAAAACGGAAGTGAGGGGATTACCAATGTCATTAATCGAAGGATTGACGGTACACAGCGAATACTTGCACGGTCGTGGCGTATCTTATGAGACTCAAGAATACTACACTACAGTGTATGATGAAGCTAAAGGACTCGTAATGTTTCCGTATTTAACACCTAATGGGCGTCTAGCAGCCCTTAAAAAACGACGCACTGATTCGAAAATGTTCTTCTACGAAGGCGGTGGCGTACCGATGCGAGAACTGGTCTACGGAATTGACTTGGCACATCGAGACAATCACGAGATCGCTATCGTAACAGAAGCGGAAATCGACGCAATGTACGGATATTCAGTTACAGGCATTCTTGGACTTGGCGTAGGAACATCGTCATTAACGAAAGAGAAAGCGTCCGTAATCAGACGTAGTCCAATCAAGGAACTAATCATCGCATCAGATAACGATAAAGCTGGTGAGAAGTTACGTAAGCAAATTGAATCTGAATTCAGTGGAGCGATACGGCTGTATAGTATTGAGTTTCCCGATGGTTGCAAGGATTTAAACGACATGACACCGCACCAATTAACAGAAGCAATCGCAAATAAAAAAGCCCTAGAACCTGCGTTATTTAAGGTAGCGTAAGGTTTGGGCTTCTTTTTATGTTTATTTATAAATTTTGATATTCTACTTTCTACTTTGAGATTACTATGTTACTATAAATTTCAAACACATCACCGTAGAACTTTTCTCTGATTCCTTGCGTTATTTTCTCATTGTTCGTGACGTCATAGATTATATTAAGCACTTCTTTATGTTCCGTTAAAGCATCGAGTACGCTAATCGGAACTTTACGGTATGCTAACGCTATTTCGCACTCGTTTATTCCGTACGTTCTCGCAATTCCTTGAATAGCAATAGTTGATGGCGCTTTTAAAGCCCTTTCAATTTCGCTCAGAAATACGAATCCAATTCCGATCTTCTCACTTGCATCAACTAGTGTAAGACCTTTCGATTCCCTTACTTTTCGCAAATACTGCGATATCTCCATAAATTCAGCGTGTGGCTGTGGCTTCTTTTGCGGTTTCTTTTTCGCCGTCTTCGCCTTCTTCGCTGTAGATTCAGTAGATGTATTTTTCATAAAAGTACCTCCTTTAAGCACTCGAATTAAAGGTATGACGACCGTATGTCGAATCGACCGAAAAGGTCGTGAAGTCATTTACATAATGGATAATCTTTGTTATAATAGAAAAGTATGGCAAGTAGTCTGATTTCGAATTACACAACTTGCGAAAAAATAAGACCTAACCAGTCTTTTCGTACCTAAATAAGACCTAACCAGTCTTGTTTTATTTAAATAAGAACTAACCATTCTTATTCCTTACGAGTGAGATTAACCAACTTACTTTTTTTGTTTTTACATAAACAGGCAAAGGAGCGCCACCACAGCGCCCCTTCTTTAACTACAATATCGATTCGCTCACCACAAGCAAACCAAATGACTAGTGTACCTTATCTTCACCACGAAAACAAGGGACTACACTGTACAGAGTTAGTGGAATTTTTTGCTATAACTAGCAATTTACTTCCTCTTAACTTCTGTAAACTTATTATATCTAAGGTTTCATATGTTGAAAAGAGAACAACCGTTCTAATTTTCGCATATAGCTTAATTTTAAGGTGAGTAGCTGACCATTTTTGGTCGGTTTACTCGCCTTTTTCTTTTGTCTAATTTAGCAACTTGCGTAAAATAAGCTGTCAACCACAGGGGACGAGAACGTTCTTTCGGTTGCACCTTGTATGCAATTACGCAAGTTGCGTAATTCTCCTGAAACTTTTTTAAAAAAAAATTAGATTTTTAATCTTTTCCCGAAATACGACGCCCTTATGTACATGTATCAACCAAAACTTTACGAAATTCGGAGGAATTTAACCATGACGACTAACCTTTTAAACGAACTACGCACGAATAAAACGATAGATGAACTAACGAAAGCGGAAGTAAACGAACTAGCGGTACTTGCACAAACAAGCGAAGAAGCTATGTGGCTACTGAAAGCACACTACACACCAACTATCGAAATGTTAAGAGAACGTCATTGGCATCACATGAACAACGATACGCATTTCGTTAACGATGCAGAAAATCGCATCCAACATGCGGTGAAGAATTATAACCCTGAACTCGGTAATTTTGATGCACGTATCACACGCCTATTCAAGCAAAGTATCGCAAAGTACTGCGGTAAGCGTGGACAGCTACGAAAGAATATCGAAATGTTAGATGGCATGGTTGCGAACAACGCCGATGACAATAGCGAAGGGGATATCGGAACAGTATTATATGCGGAAACACAAATGCTACAGAAATCTACGGAAGAGATCGTTACCGAAGAAGCTGATATCGAAGAGTTAAAAAGCATCTATTGCAAGAAGGATACTGACGAAATCATCGTCGATATCATCACGAAACACAATACATACGGTGGTTTAACGCATTATGACATAGCTAGAAGACTAGCCGACATTACAGGCAAATCATTCCATAGCGCACGTAGCGTACTTAAAACATTCATCAAAAACAGAAAAGCGGAGGTGGCATTCTAATGGACTTAATCATCACAAACCATTCAGTCGAAGAAATGCGTAATGAGATTTTAAAGGACGAGCAATTCGAGGATACGACGACAGGCACGTTGTCAATTCCGAAAGTTAAACGAATCATGCGTGAGTACATGGACAAGGCGACACCTTTAGGTGAAATTGTCGCAACAAATGGAAAGGTCGATAGATTATTCGCCCACCGACGCTACTGTTTCATCCTAGAACGTGACAACGATGTCCTTATTACAGTGTACCGACGAGACATGGCGAGCGCTGAAGTTCGTGAAATGTTGCGACCGTTCTTACTGGACAAGTTGCGAGAGTATGAAGAAAAGGAATCTACGTTAAAAGAGCGCCTGATGACTAAAGACCTTGAGTACACAATCGAAAAGGCTGTCGGCGAAAGTTCGGGAATCAAGCGCCCAGCAAGAGTTGAATTTTTACGAAGACGTTTCGAGGAAGCGAAAGCGGAATTGCTATCGTTCCAAGTCGAGAAGTCCAAGATCGTTAAAGGCATCGCACTATATATCTAAAACGAAAGGAGATGGTCGTATGTGGGTTAACACAAGTTAATTCCTAATACATCATAAAGGGGAAATGTTTAATGTCATCATTTATCGTATCAACTGGCGCACAAGCTGTAGAGGATGCAACAACGGAAAAGGTGGATTACAGTAAGTTATTAACGAAGGTACAAAACGGTAAAACGTTACTAGTACGTGCGTTACCTACCGCTGTAGTTAAATATCACTGTCATTCTGTGTACAAGTCATTCTACTCTACACCATGCACGAAACCAATGGGCAAAGAGGACTTATACGACAAGGCTTGCGACTTATTGTATAAGGATGCGAAAGAAGCTGAAGAAGCTGGCGCAACTGAAGCGGAAGTAAAGGTAATTAAAGACCGTGCTTACGCAATCAAGGCGAAAGAGCGTTACATGATTGGGTTCGTAAGTCTAGATACTGGACTGCCTATCATCGTTGATTTAACGGCGACGCAAGGTCGTGAGGTTATCGCTGTGATGAAGAAGTACGAAAAGAAAATCGATAAACGTGCGTTTGAAATCACGAAAACAGGCTCTAGTACTGACACGAAAATCTCGTTCACTATCGTAGTAGATACGGAAGATGACTTAGAACCAAAGCAATTCGAGCAATTCGAAAAGTCGTTAGGTCACGAGTTCGATATGGAATCCTTCGGAAAGGTATTCAGTATCAACGACGAAGCGCAACAAATCGAGGACTTAATCGCATTCGGTTTCGATATCGAGCGATTAGGATTAGAGCGTCCAGCGGAGAAATCGGAAAAACCTGCTGACGAAGACTTCTAGAAAAGGAGGGATACATATGTCAAGTAGACGACCAAGACCTATCATCGTAGTAGATACAGGCGGTTGGGACGACTAAGAGGGTAGGGCGAAATGCCCTGCTCTTTTTCTTTTATCTAAGGAGGGAAGCGAAATGGAACTGAAACTTGAAATGAACCTATCTATGAGAAGTAATGCAACAAAAGGTCAAGAACAGCGCAAACGTGTTGCGGAAGTAAAACAGAAAGTTAAAGATGCGTCAGAAACTATCGAAGAAGCATTCGACAGAATATCGCAAATGAAATTGAACGATAAAGAGAGTATGCAATTGAAAGTAGCGAGAGAAGCCGTCAAGAATGGAGAAGCTGGTAGGACTGGTAGTGGTAAGATGACGAAAGGGGAAGCGCTCGGTATTGGTGCGAAAGTCATGGCGAAACGTGAGTCTTCCCTAAAATCCGACCGCATTCGTGATGTAATCGAGAACCAGCCGAAGAATTTCCACGTAATCATGAAAGATGAACAGCTACATCCATTCATGCAAAGATTGCGAGAAGAAGTGAAGCTACAGCAAGCGCAATGGAAAGATAGATTCGAAATGCTTGGCGTTAAATCACTGACCGCAAATGACTTCGAGGGAACTGGTATCGATGCGTTCCTTGATTTATCGATAGGATTCTCGATATGGTTACCGATCTTGGACGAAGGATACTATCTCGCATATGGACACGTAGAAATAGAGGACGAAAGCATTCCCGAAGAATACGCACACAAGTCGGATGCACCGCAACTTACTCGTAGTAGAGTGCTGGATATGATTACACCATACTTATCGAACAAAGACCACGGCAAGTCGTTCCATATGGGTAGCGCTAGATACGATTTACATATTGCGGAGAATGACGGATACACAATCGACGGTTGCGTTTGGGATTCGCTCGATGCAATGTACATCATGACTGAACACTTAAACTCATACGGATTGAAGCCGTTAATTCAACGATACGGACAGCGCTATTTAGGAATCGAAAACGAAGTATATACATTCGATGACTTATTCGGAAAGCGATCACCTGCACCATTTAATACGCTGATTGTCGGAATCTATGCGATATATGACGTGTATTACGGATGGAAGTTGACGGAATGGCAATTCGAAACAATGAAGAAAACTGATAAGCTGCTAGACTGTTATGCGCTGATTGACAGTAAGTTATCGCAAGTAGATGCGTATATGGTACGTAGTGGATTCAACGTAGACTTAGATGAATTCGCACAACTAGAGAAAGAGTTCACAGTAAAAGTAGACGAAGCAATCGACGCCGTATTCTCGACATACAACATCGATGATGACTTCCTTCGCAAGATGTCGCTAACACTTAACGGCAAGAAGATACAGGACTGGAAGTCCAAGCAAAAGACTCGCATCGAGAAGAAACGTACACAAATGTTACGAGCGAGAGATATCGTAAAAGAATGCAAAGATAACGGAAAGACTACGACTAAGAAGTATCTGAATGCGAAGGATAACGTTAAGAAATACAAGCAAGAACTGGACGAGTTCATCCGCATTCTAAACGAAGAAGACGTAGACTTATTCATTAAAACATTCGAATTCAGTAATCGAAATCATATTGCGTATCTAATCTATGACCATCTCGGAATCAAAGATCGTACGCATAGAATCGATAAAGGTAAGAAGCGTGGTACATCTACGAAAGTACTCGAAATGTACTATGAAGATGAGGAAGCACTCGCACCACTGGCGGTCGTTGCCGAGTTTCAGAAGTTACTAGGTTCATTCGTAAGTAAGATTCCGAAAGCAATGGAAGCCGACGGACGATTCCACAGTAAGTTCGATTCAGGCGGAACGACAACAGGACGATATAGTTCTTCTGCGTATAATGGAAGACCTATCGACATACTGGACGAATTCAAGTAGGGCGCTATTTCAGCGCTCTTTTTTTATTTCTTTTTTCATTTTTGACCTAATGCGGAGACATGTCGCCCTTATGAATGTGTAAAGCAAACAAATAAAACATTCGGAGGTAATCAATTATGACTCAAGTATACGTAGGTGCATCAGCATTAAAGGAAATGGAAGCGAAGAAATTACAGTTCGAAGAGAATCAAAACAGTGATTACGGCGTTATCTATTTCATCGAAAATGGCAAGTTAATGGGAACTAACAAGTCTGACGGAAGAACTCGTGAACGTCAGCCTGAATTAGACTTCTATACTACGCAACGTTTCGTAGAGTACAGCGAATTAAAAGAAGGCGTTAAAGCAATCGTAGTGGATGCGTCAGGTAACGAATCTATTTCATTACGTGACATCGTAGAAATTAAAGAAGTTAGTACTATCACGTTTGGTGTTCACAACTTACGTACTGGCGACCGAATACGATTAAACAAAGAACGCTTACGTGTAGCAACGGATGAGGATATCAAAGCATTCGAAACTAAACTACGTACTGAAAAGTTCAGTGTAGGTAAATTCGCAAAAGTAACTGATGTTAAAGCTACAGAGCGTCACAATGGCGCTCACTCATTCAAGACTGGCGAAATCATCAAACTGACTTACAAATACAGCGAAATGTCATTCGAGGGCGAAAGTGTTGAACGACTTCAAACGAACTCAATCCGTGTAGAGGATATGGTAATCGTTGACGAAGAGACAGCGTTACAAATGCAAGTTAAAGTAGCGAAAGTAGGCGACATCGTTGTCATCTTAAAGAACGAAGGTAACCAACATTCGAAAGTAGGCGACATTGTAGAAATCCAAAAGTTCGACCGTGGAAGTGAAGGATTCCGAATGCTACATGCTGACGGCAAGGACGCTAGTTACAAACATCGTCGAAATGTACGCATGGCAACTACGCAAGAAATCGCTGATTTCAACAAGGCGAAAGAAGATGCGAAGTTAGTTATTAAGCAAGGCGACTACGCACGAGTAATCAAAAACGATTCATTCCGAGTAGGCGATGTGGTTAAAGTAGGGCGATTCGACGGCATCCACTTCTCGGCTGTTAAAGCTGGCGATAATGACGGAGACTTCCATTACATCGATGAGCGTGGCGAAGTTGAGAAGATTACGGAAGAAGAGTACAACGAAGCTAAACGCAAAGAAGATGCGAAACGTGTAAAACGTGGTGATGTAGTCGTAGTAGTAACGTCGTATAACCGCCACGAGGAAGGTACTATCGGCAAAGTACGCTCTCGCTGTAACGGACATATTCACTTAAACAATGCGGAAGGCGATAACATGGGCGGTACATTACGTGATGGTAAATACCGATTAGCAACTAGCGAAGAGAAGGCGGAATTCCAAAAGAAAGAAGCTGAATTCGAAATCCAACGCAAAGAGAAAGCTGAATGGGCGAAGTTAGGTCGTGAAGTAGGTGAATTACGTAACGGCGATGTCGTAGTATTCGGTACAAACACATACGCAAACGGATTCGATAAAGGCTCTATTGCTGAAATCAGAAACGTTAGCAAAAATTCTTACGGAACATACCGCTTCGACTTCGGTCGTCAAGGTCAAGGACTGATTGGCGCTGGTAACAGCACACATGTGCAAGAAATCATCGCAACGAAAGAAAGTCGTGTGTCATTAAAACTATCTAAATAACGAATAAAAAGCGCTGGTACTTCGGTACTGGTGCTTTTCTTTTATACGAAAGGGTGATGCAAATGTTCAAGTTGTATATTAACGATAAATTCTACGCAATGGGTTCGTATGAATATCTCGAAACGGTCGTAAGGGATTGGATTATTAATTGTGAAATGTACGGAAAAGAGAAAGTAACGTTCACCTACATATATGCGAATGGAGGGCGAAACTAATGGCACAATTTCCAGTAGAAGTACGTGATGATAATTTCCACGACATAGTTATGAAACTAGTGACAAATGACGATAAGATATCGAAAGGTTCGAACCTACAGAATATACCTGCACGAAGTAAAGAAGGCGCTCGTGTGCGTGGTGCTTTCAAACCGCAAGAAGGCTGGTTTTATCTAGCGGCCGATCTCTCGCAAATCGAACCGAGAATCATGGCGCACATCATGTGGACGATATATGGCGACAACTCTCTTCGCTCAATCTTCACAGCTGGTCGTGATTTATATACGACGATGGCGATGATGGTATTCAATCTTGACGAGAAGTATTGCGTCGATAAAGCGTACGACCCGACAGGTACGTTTAAGCCACGTGCGATGATGAAAACAGGAGTACTTGCGAAATCATACGACCAACAGGTCGGCAACTTCTGTAATACGATGGGTGTTTCGATAGAAGTGGGAAATATGTTCTACGAGAAATTCGATACCGCATTCCCCTCATTCATTAACATGGTTCGTGATAAACGTAAGTTTGCGTATGATAAAGGATACAGCGAAACATTGTACGGACGCAAACGTAGATTCCCACAACTAGCCGAGTGGTCTAAGATCGTTAAGCGCAACGAACGCAAACTAATGGACTTGTATATCGAGCGAGCAAGGATTCGAAAGAAAGTCGTCAAGTCACGATATGACTTCGAACGTCTTGATACACTCGAAGAACTAATCAAGCCAATGGCTGAAATGCGTAACATGGTCGGGTACTGGGAACGTGCTTCGTTCAACTCGGTAATCCAAGGTACAGGAGCTGATATTCTGAAGTTAAACATGATACGCCTATACAGAGAGTGTCAAAAACGTGGATGGTATCTTAACGCATCTATTCACGATGAGATTAAGGTCGAAGTTCCACGCAAAGACCTGACGCTTGAAAACTGCGACTTGATTACGGATATCATGACGAAGTCAGTCGAACTATCATTACCGTTGAAATCCGATACGGTTATCGAAACTGTATGGGGTAAGGAATACGACCCTAGCGAATGGGATTTCGAAAATGCTTGTCCAAAAGTAGCCTAATTAAACGACGTCTTGCACTTATGTATGTGTAAGGCGTTTTTATTTTATATAAGGAGTTGGACGAAAATGCGTGAACTATCAACATCATCTAAAGAATGGACAGATGCAAGAGAAGCGTTATTAAAAGAGGTACGCAAACTAGGTTTAGGAATTACAAGTATTAAGAATTACACACCTGACTTCATTCTACTCGAAGGAAGTTCGCTGGGTTTAAAATACGATTTTAATAGTACATCAGTAAGCGTGTGGACGAAAGGTCGTCGTAGTGCTGGTCGTGAATATCCGCTCGCTGATTTATTGCAATTAGGAATGGTTTGTCGCAAGTGGCAAATGGAAACCCAGCATAGGCTAGGTGAGAAATTTGCGTAAACTCGAAGAAACATTCGTAGTCGTTTGGTATAACAGCGATCTTACGCCGTTAAGTATCGCACAGGATATCGCATCATATAACGATTCTTTAGGAGTCGGCGAACAAGGACTGAAGGATATGGCGCAAGATGGCGCTGTAGCATTCAATATCGAAAAATACTATAAATTAGCGGAGGGAACGACGATATGAACAACGTACTAGCACAACCACAAGCAAAGGAAATATTCACGGTATTCGACCTCGAAACTACTGGACTAGATTACAAGAACGAGCAAGTAGTTGAAATCGCTGCTATCCGAACGGACTTAGAACAAGAACTAGGTCGCATGCATATTCTCGTTAAATTAAACGAAGGCAAGAAGTTACCCGACTTCCTAGTCGATAACACAGACTTACGTGACTATATGCTAGTAAACGGAATGGTCGAACATCAAGCGCTTATCAATCTTATGGCATTCATGGGCAACAGTATTGTAGTCGCACACTATGCGCCATTTGATTTCGCATACTTATTCAAAGCATTGATTGCGCCTGAACTATTCTTATGTACTCGCTCAATCGAACGATTACTAACGCCTGATAAATCTGCGAGTCTAGCACCAACAGCTGAAAGACGTGGCGTTAAACTGGAAGGCGCTCACCGAGCGATGAATGATATCGAAGCAACTATCGGCGTATTGAAATCGCAACTATCCGAAATAAAAGAGCGAGGAATTAAACGATCTGTAGTTCAAAACATGATTGTCGATTCGCCCGAACGTCCGAACAAATTCACACCGAGACATGCGAAAGTGAAGACATCGAAAGAGTTCAAGCTAGTCGGAAAGAAAGTGAAGATTACGCAAACAGGTAATGACTTCGGTAAAGTAGGCGTCGTTCTTGATGCGTACATCAACGGTAAGATTACTGACGAAATGGACGGCACACAAATCGTAATCATCAGAACTGATGAAGGCGACGAGTTAATCAAATACGCTGAACATACGAAGGTGGTGAAGTAATGACTAGGAAAGAGCAATTCATGGAACTCATGAAGATGACAGCAATCAAAGGCATGACGGTATTCTACTTCGGCGTGAAGATGAAAGATTTTCCGCAAGAAGAACTCATCGTGAATCACGTCGATAATCTCGATAAGAAACTCGAATACATCGATAAGACGTACAATGACGATATGAAACATGCGTCAGGAATGGTCGAAATCACATCGTTTGGACATTCACTAGACATGACGACTATGCCCGATGATGTTATCTATGAGTTCGACGAAGAGAACTAAAGTATATCTAGTGTATGGGTTCGACTTGAAAACAGCGAACACCTACGCACTGGATATCGTAACTGATGTCACTGAAGTATATCCGACCATCAATCGTAGACGAAACGAAGGGCATATCGTTTCTGCACGAGAACAGGAAGTGTACGATATCGATGAACTACTGAGAGAGGGCGCTTAATAGGCGCTCTTTTTTTGTGCCTAAATTTAATATTGACAAGTGACCGAAAGTATGCATCGAGCGCCCTTATGTACTTGTAAGGCAAGCAAGCCCATATCGAAAGGAAGTGGAGAAAGTGGACACTACGTTAATGTTTAAGCCAGTAAACGTACTTGGCACTAACAGAACGAAGACCACGGAAACGGCTACCGAAACGGAAACGCCTGAACGTGGAAACACCGAACTAGCGAACCGCATTCTCGCAATGTTCGACAAATGGCATGCTCATAAGGAAATATGGGATGACCAGTTAGATGCGGATATTCACCGTTGGGAAATGGAGATTCGAAAAACGAACCGTAAAAGATTGCCGTGGGGCAAGAAGGGAGCGAAGTACTTCAGTCCATCTAGTGCGAATTCAGATTCTCGTGAATTGTACATGAAGATGATGAAAGAACCTCGTGACCAAGAAGAAGGACAGGCGCATCAAGGGCGCTGGCGTCGAATGGGTAGCGCATATGGCGACATGCTACAGCGTGATTTACTGTTCATCGAAAAGCACTGGGAAAAGGAATTCGGCGAGAAACCGCCATTCATTCCGTATTATGTCGAAGTCAATGGGCGTAGGTATCCTGCATGGGAGAAATATGCGCAAGAAATCAAGCACATCGAGCATAACGGAAGAACGATCTCTATTCTCGGACAGTGTGACGGAATCCTCGTAGATACTTCTACAGGTGAACTCGTAGTACTCGAAATCAAGTCGAAACAGACGACATCAGCGCAAACAGGTTTCTATTCGATGAAACAAGTCGGAGAAGACCACGAGCGACAAACGGTACTGTATTCGGAATTGTATGCGGACTATGGAATCAGCAAAGCCGTTGTACTGTACGGAAACATGGCGAAAAAGTCGTGGAATATGGTGAAAGAGGATTACGAAAGCAATCCCGACTTACGTGCATTCGAAGTAGAGTTAACCGACGAAGGACGTATGGAAATCCTTGATAAATTTGAACAGGTACTGATTGCGGTCGAGAAACAGCAACCACCTAAGTTCGATATCATGAAGTTCACGTTCAATAACTACAAGGAAGCTACTGTCAAGTCGCTAACCAGCGATGAGTACGACGAAATCTTCGCACAAGTAGAGCGTATCAAGCGAAGTCGCATGCCCCAGTGGAAGAAAAACGGTGTAGTTACTGCATGGGAATACATCGAATCTAAATGGGAAGACAGTAGACTATGACGTCAAGGCGCTTTCTAGGTCTTGATATGTCACTAGCAAGTGCTGGTATTGCGATAATCGATATCGTAGATGGGGAACTACGAATCGTTCACAAACAGCGCATCAAGACGAATCCAAAACAACGACATGGCGAGCGACTGCACAAGATCGCTACGGAACTGAAGTCGATACTTATCGAATATCAGCCGTTCGACACTATCATTCGTGAGCAAGGATTCAGTCGTTTCGCAAAGACCACGCAAGCATTATTCAAAGTAGTCGGAGTGAGCGACTTAGTCCTTCGGGACTATGCAATCGTTGAGATATCGCCTACTACGATTAAACTTGTAATGACTGGCGACGGTAAAGCTGATAAGAAAGAAGTCGAAAAAGCCGTACGTAAGATTATGCGACTGGACGACGACTATATATTCATATCAGACGATGAATCGGATGCGTGTGCGATTATCCTTACGCACCTTATTCAGAACAATATTATTGACAAAGGGGATAAATAAATCATGAGGGAGAAGAAGCCTGTGTTAGTTATAGATGGAGTGGTAGGTTGTGGAAAAACAACGCTTGCAAAGATTCTAGAAAAGGAATTGGATATGCCGTTATATGAGGAAATCGGTAGTCAAGATACTATCAATCTGCTAGACCGATTCTATGCGAAGCGTACACGCTGGGGATTTACGTTACAGATTCACTTCTTAAATACACGATTCCGCCAAATTAAAGATATTCACGCAAATGGAGGTGGCATGCTAGACCGTAGTATTTTCGGTGATAGATTATTCGCTGAAATGATGGCGGAAGACTTAGAAGACGGTGGCGAGGGTATGACGTGGGAAGAATTCCGCACATACTCAACGTTACTAGATTCGATGTTAGAACATTCGATTCCACCTACGTTACTAGTTTACCTAGAGTGCGACGTAGATACAGCAATCGGGCGTATTAGCAAACGTGACCGAGGGCTGGAAAGTCAAGTAGAACGTGGGTACTGGGAACGTCTAAATGACAAGTATGCGACATGGTATACAGGCTATGATGTATCACCAAAAATCAAAATTAACGTAGCGAACCTTGATTATGTTAATAACGAAGAAGACCGTAAAAAGGTTGTTGAAATCGTAAAGTCGGAACTAGCGAGAATTGGGCGCTAGTTCTGCGCCCCTACAATTAGGAGGGTAAACGATGGAAGATATTCTAAGGGGAATTATAGGTATCACTGGAGTTCTAGCAATTGCGTTTCTACTATCAAATAACAAGAAGAAAGTCAACTTACGGACTGTAGGCGCTGGTCTTGCGCTGTTAATCGGGTTCTCGTTCTTCGTAACTAAATCATCTATCGGAGTCAAATTACTGGAATCCGCATCAAATGGCGTACAGCATTTCATGGATTATTCGAAGGGCGGAATCGAGTTCGTATTCGGCGATCTTGCGACTGGTAACTTCGTATTCTTCTTCCATGCGCTAATGGTTATCGTGTTTATTAGTTCACTAGTATCGTTACTGTATTATCTAGGAATTATGCAACATGTCGTCAACTTCTTTGGGGCTATCGTTTCGAAGATAATGGGCGTTTCTAGAATAGAGGGCGTTACATCTATCAGCTGTGTTGCGCTAGGAGCATCGGAAGCACCGATTCTTATCAAGCCATACTTAACGAAATTAACGAAGGAAGAATTATTCACGATTATGACTTCGGCACTCGCATCGGTTGCTGGTTCTATCTTAATCGGGTATGCGGCCCTTGGGATTCCGTTAAAATATCTACTAACGGCATCTATCATGGCGATTCCATCTTCGTTAGTTATCGCAAAGATTATCAAACCTACGACTATGAAATCGAATATATCTGACGTTAAACTGGCGAAGGATAAAGAATCAGCGAATATCTTCGACGCAATGGCACGTGGCGCACAAGAAGGTATGCAAATCGTAGTATCTGTCGCTGCTATGTTAATGGCGTTTATGGCTATCGTTGCATTATTAAATGGTGTATTGGGTGGCGTCGGTTCAATCTTCGGATTCGACGGACTATCAATCGAAAAACTATTAGGATATCTATTCGCACCGCTTGCATGGTTAATTGGAGTTCCTGCTGGTGATGTTATGACTTCTGCGTCATTAATCGGACAGAAGACGGTTCTTAACGAATTCGTAGCGTTTGGTTCACTCATTGACGCTGGATTATCACCGAAAGCGATGATGGTAGTAACATTCGCATTATGTGGCTTCGCTAACTTCTCGGTTATCGCAATCTTATTGGGTAGCATCGGTGCGTTAGCGCCATCTATCCGCAAAGATGTAGCGAAACTAGGATTGCTTGCATTAGTTGCTGGATTACTTGCGAATCTATTATCGGCGTCAGTTGCTGGTATGATGTTCTAAAAATAGGCTAGGGCTTCGGCTCTAGTCTTTTTCTTTGTTTATAAGCCCTTATGTATTTGAGGTGATTATATGGAGTACTTAATAGGTATGTTCATAGCCGATCTCGTGGAGTTCTTATTCTATAAAAGGAGTTGGCGCAAACATGATGACAAGAGAGTTAAAAGAAGCGAAGACAGTCGGCGAGTTAATCGAAATGCTGGCGAAATATCCGTTCAACGCACCTATCGTAACAAATTGTGAGCAATGTCGTAGAGGTTTCGTTAATGGCGTAGTTACAATAGGCGACCGCACTGACCAAACATACGGATATATAGACTTAAACGTAAATCAGGCGAGTAAGAAAGAATCGAAGCAAATGTCATTCGACGACCATATCATCGCTGGGAGGTGCTAGTATGAAGAGAACATTCGCAATCGTTACGATTGATACCGTAAGGCAAGCGAATCTACTGAACGAAAGGTATAAGGAAAGGGATTCCGATATATTCAAGATGCGAGCCGTTCCGATAGGGCATCATATGTGTGGTGTACGCTGGGGTGCTGACCGTCCGAATATGTGGATTGATTTAACTACTGATAAGAACCATAAACTGTACGAAGACTGGTACGCAATGATGAGGGGTGTTTTCAGCAATGACGCAATCATTACAAACGAGTATCGTCGAGTTAATCACTAGAAGGCGTCATCAGATTCTCGTACATTCGTGTTTGTACTATCGATTTAATGAAACGTTGGTCAGCGATCATACTTATGATGCATGGGCGAAGGAACTCGCAAAGATACAAGAACAGCACCCAGTCGAAGCGAAATCCGCTGACTTGGCGAAAGAGTTCGAAGAGTTCAATGGGGATACTACATCGGGGTTCGATTTACCGATACATCATCCGTACACGGTATCGAAGGCGATGCGTTTAATGCGTACTCATAAAGAAAGGCAAAAGAAAAAGCGGTCTACCTAACGAGTAGCACCGCTTCTTTTTCCGTTTATTACGCTGTGTATGCTGTCTGATTCTGTGTACGCTGTTTCTTGTATCGGTGTAATCTGAATGATGTCGTCAACCGTGATTCCTAGTACGCTAGTGATGCGAACAAGATGCGATATATTTAAGAACGTCGTCCTGTTCTCGCACATGTCGTTCACCATCGGCTGAGTCAGTCCGCATAATTCTGCTAGAGAACGTTGTGACATGTCAATCTTTTTAAGATAGTCGCCCAGCACAATTCGTATACCAGTCGGTGTCTTCGTTCGATGTAGTGGCGCATATCCTTTATATTTACGTTTTTGCCAAACGTCGCTTTCCTGTGTTACACGGTCAAAGTTAACATAGTCTTTGTTATTCATGACTTGTTCCTCCTATAATGTCCAATTCATATTAAGTTAACCTAATAATATCACTTTTATGCGTACGAATCAATGTCTTTAAATTTATTGTTGACATGCATTGCGTGTCGATGATATGCTGTATTCAACAACTTAATGAAACGAGGTAATCACATGGAACAAATGAGTTTGTTTGATGCACCAGTAGTAACGGTAGGAGCGCCACCAGTAACGCATACACCTGCAATTGATAGGTCACTAGCGCCGACGTGGGAGGTGGATTTCTATGACAAAGACAAGCGTCAACGATTAGAATGGTATCGATGTGAGGACGAAGAAGAAGCGAGAGAGTGCGTTCGTAAAGAATATCCGAATCTCTTCGAGATTTCCTACGTGAAAGAATCTTCGAAGACTCTCGAAGAGATTCTAGCATACGACTAGTTTTTTTATTGATATTTACGCAACTTGCTTATATAATGATATTAACTACATATCATATAAAGGCGGTTATATAAATGAGTCAGAAAAACATCGTAGCAATTCTTCGTGTACTATCAATCATATTTGGAGCGATAATGCTATTTACAACATTCGTTGCATTAGGCGATGGGGATATCGTCGGGGGGCTGACGCTAGTATTCGGTGGTGTCGTCCAATTTATAGTATTACAATTTATGGCTTCACTACTTGAGACTAAAAAAGAAACACTAGATAAAATAATTCAAATTGAAGGAAAGTTAAAAGACTAGGGCGCTGATATAGCGCTCTTTTTTTATGCCCTCATGTCCTTATGTATGCGAAAGGAGGGCGTTATATGGGCGCAAAGATGTACGCAAAACTAGGTACAATGTCCGCTGGTAAATCTCTCGAATTACTGAAGACTGCGGTTACCTACGAAGAGAACGGACGCAATGTTCTCGTGATTATTCCGAAAGGAACTTCACGAAAGCAAGGGTTCATTGTAAGTCGTGTAGGTCTAGAGCGCAATGCCTACGAGTTAGATGCGACGGAATCTATCGTAGAACTACTTCGTCAAGAAAGTAGACGAAACTATCCTGACGTTATCTTAATCGACGAAGCGCAATTCCTTACACGTGACCAAGTCGAGATATTTGCGTGTGATGTCGTAGATGGGTTCGACATTCCTGTTATCGCATATGGGCTGAAGACGAACTTCAAGGGTGAGTTATTTGAAGGCTCATCCGCATTACTGGCACTTGCCGACGATGTTGCGGAAATTAAAGGTATCTGCGCATTATGTGACCGCAAGGCTACGATGAACCTGCGCTTGATAGGTGGCATGCCTTCTTATGATGGCGAGGAAGTACAGATCGGCGACAAAGAATACAAAAGTGTATGCCGAAATCATTACTATAACTGGGAGGAATAAACATGATAAAACGTATTAAAGCTGAAATCAGATTCGCACCAATCAATAAAAAGTCATTCCATGTCATTGAGTTGAAAACAGGCAAGGAGAAGGTCGTAGGGTTCGGTGGTATTTTCCCACTTAAATCTACGAAGGCATTCATGCACGAATTACAAAATGATTTCGGAATCGAAGTCGTTAACATGCACGAGTTCTTCAAAGAAGTACGTGGCATGATTAAGCGTGGTGAAATGAAGTGAGTAGGATGCGATACCTAATCCTGATACTGGCGACGATGCTTACGTTTGTAACCGTCACGGTATTAGTCGATAAAGTACGAACCTCGAACGAAACAATTACGGAATTAGAGAACGATCTTGCTCGCACGAAGCACAATTACAACGTAAATGCTGAAGAACTCAAGGTAATTAAAGAGCATGACGAAGTATTGAATGTGAGAATCAACGAACTCGAAATCGAACTGGGTCAGGCGCAAGAAGACCTATCGGTCGAGCGTGAGAACCATAAAGCGACGCAAGCCGATAGTCATTCGAAAGATGACGTCGTCAGTCACTTAACAGGCGAGGTCGAACGCCTAAAAAAGTTACAAGCGTCCATCGCTAAATCAAAGGAGAAGCCGATAGAGAAACCGCAAGTACCTCCGAAGCCACAGGCACAAGAGCCGAAGCCCAAAGTTGAACAGGCGGAAACACCTGTCGAAGAACCTACGAAAAGTGGTGGGCGCAATATAGATATGCGAGTTACGGCATATGGTGCTGATTGCAACGGATGCGAAGGAAAGACCGCTAGTGGTACAGATTATACAAAGGGCCGCACTCTAGCGTGTCCACCGCAATACGCATTCGGAACTGAAATAGACATACCTGCACTGGGCGGTACGTTTATCTGCGAAGATAGGGGTGGAGCAATCAAGGGAAATACCTTCGATATGTTCTTCGGTGCTAACGAAGCCGATACGTCCGCATTCGGTGTGAAATATGTACAAGGATATATAAGAGAGTGATGCCTAATGGTGTCGCTCTTTTTTTATGCCTTCATGTCCTTATGTAAGTGTAAATAAGCAAAGGAAGAGGTCATGAAGATGAAAAATATGATGGTCGGAAGGATGTTTATGTGGCTAGGTGCTGGTGCATTCGCAATAGGCGTACGTTACAGCGTGAGTGGTAATCCAGTATCAGAATTTATTCAGTATGCAGTGGCAATGTTCGCAATGAGTTATGGAATGAATTTAATCGTGAAGGGTGGTAAGGAAATTGATAACAAGTAATGAAACGGTAATGATCGGTTTAGTAGGAAAGATGCGAACAGGCAAGGACACTATCGCAAGGTTAATGTTCAAGACGAAGCGTGGCGGATTCGAACGTGGTGCGTATGCAGACGAACTAAAGAAGGATGTTGACCGCAAGTATGGCAAGCAAGAAGGCGGAAAGCGTCGTGAATTACTTCAATTCGAAGGACAGGAGCAACGCAAGGAAAATCCTGAAGTATGGGTTGAGCGACTTCAGCCGAAGATTGATTTCTTACGCTCGGTCGGAAAGAACGTAGTTATTACGGACGTACGTCAACAGAACGAAATAGATTCTCTTCGAGAACAGGGCGCATATATCATTCGTGTGAAAACGGACGATGAGATTCGAAAGCAACGTATTATCGATGCTGGCGATGAGTTTAAAGAAGCGGACTTCTATCATATTACCGAAACACAGACGGATGATTTCGAAGTAGATTACGAGATTCAGAACGACGATGGTCTGATTCCGTTAATCCAGCAATTAGATGCGGTATTAATTGATATCGATAAGAAGTGGAGGTCACAACATGGGCGTATGTAGTTTCGATAAAGAAGCTGGAACGAAGCGATTAGAGACTCGCTATATGTTAAATACCGAAGAAGGCGTAGAGAGTCTATTGAAGGATGTCAATAAGATTCGTGAAACTGCGTATACTCGTGGCGACATGGCGTCCATCGATCTATTAGTAGATTTACGTCACGCAATCGATAAATCAGGAATGACGCAAAAGCAACGCCTTGCTATCGAACTTCTATATTACAAGGACTTATCTGTAATCAACGTAGCAAGCATTATGAACTGCGACATATCTACGGTTAGTAGACACCGCAAAGCTGGATTAAAACACATCACGAAAATCTTCACTAAGTGGGAATATGTATAGGAGGTCATTACAATGACGACGGAAATCAACAATATTAACGAATATAAATCGTATTTAGATAAAGTAGTATTCACATCAAAAGGCGGATTCATCACGGAAACTAGCAAACTAGTATCGCTGATGTTACCGCTAGAAGACCGCATCCAAGCCGTAGAAGCCTTAACGGAAGCGTACTTCGCTCACAGGGGCGAAATGCCTACGAAGATTAAGATGCAAGATAGACGTGGTCGATTCGTAGAAGCGCTAGATTTACTAGCTGACCATCTTATGTATGAGTTTCTAGAGGGCGATGCACGTCCCGACAAGATTACGCTAGAAGAACGACCAGTTCTTACGCCTAATCAAATCAAACGTAGGGTTCAAGACCGTGGCGAAATCAGCGTGGACTTTAACGCAGCCCTTAAATCCCAAGCATCCGATGGCAAGAATTATCGAAGACCTAATCGTCGTGTGCGCTCACCTTACGAGAATCATAAGGTCGAAGAACAGGCGCTTGAGAAGGCGAAGGAAAACAACGAAGCGTATCGTGACGCAATCAATCCGAGTAAGATTCGTAGATTGAAGGTGGTCTAATGACGTTAGAGGACTTAGTTAACTTCGTATCACGTCTTCGTAGAAAGCCATCATTGTACAAAGTGCTGAAGAAGTTGGGATTCCCTATTAATAAAGAGGAATTCCTACATCTATGCGCAACGCAAAGTGTCTTATTAAACTCGATGCCGTGTGAGATCGGTACGAGGTTATCCGATGGAACTAATATTATCGACGTACATTATGGCGACGAATCTGCTCGTTTTTGGGTGGAAGTTAAATATAAACGTATTATTCGTGCGCATAGTATGAGCGTAAATCTACTTAAATAGGAGGAAGCAATATGAAACAGACTATTTTCATTGCTGTAGATAAGGAATCAGGTAAATTAATCATGGGCGCACGTGGGCAAATGGCTTTCGATAATTCTGCGACATTAAGCCGTTCTCTTGGACAGGCTGGTAATCTGAAAGGAACATACGACGTCCACGAAATCAATCCATTACGCCTTATCCCACAAGGTAAGTTCGAAATCAATATATTAGAGGGCAAGAATTGGAATGGTGAATCACGCATCGAATTCGATTCTCCTGCTGGTAGTTTCTCTTGCGGTTCATTAAGTGAATGTCCTGAAGATGCGACACTTGAGCGAGACTTATCGTTTGTACATGATATTGATAGTATGATGCGTAAGGCTCACGAAGCTGGAATACGTGGCGATGCATTTGTGGTTAATTACGAAGATGAGGACGAAGAAGAATGATACTTCGAAACACGTTCGTCGTTACCGATCTTAAACGCAAAACATCATCAAAACTATTCAAGAACGTAAAAGAACTGGACGAAATCGAGCTACGCTACGATGTGAACGGATATTATAAGAAGTCGCCGATGATTGACGTATATATTAATAGGAAGTATGTCGGCATAGGCTATCCGTATCAGGTCAAAGACACGATGGACAGGGCATTTGCGTACAGGGAAGCATCTATTTTATAGGTGTTTCTCTTTTTTTATTATTTATTGTTGACATGTATTGCATGTCGATGTTATGATTGCATCAACGAGTTAAGCAAGTTGCGTAAAACAAAAAAACGAAAGAGGTAATTGACAATGACTAAATTTGAAACTTTATTAAATCAAACAGGATTCGCATATGAAGACGAGAAAGATGCTGGTGATGTACTATTCCTTATACAGGGCGATAAGTACCTTGTATCTGTAACAGAAACTGAAGAAGGCGAGTTTGAATGCGTTACTACGAATATGGCTACGGCTCACCGTTTAATAGATAAAGGTCACGTAGACGTAACGAAAGCTGACGGAAATCGCAAGACATTTAAGTCACCTGAATCTGCAATCAATTATATTGAAAAGTGGGCGAAACACGATGGCAAGTCACCGAAGAAAGTTGAGTCCGAAGATGTGAAATGTCCCGAGACTGCTGTTGCTATATCAATTCCTTCAAAAACGGTCGATGTTATCAAATGTGCGAAATCATTCAATGAACTAGAAATCTATGTAATGGGGCGTAGGGGTTCAATTTCACTAGAAGTGACGAATGGTGTTGAAAACTTCCGAGTACATATAAAAAATGAAACAATTAGTCAAATCGACGAAGTATTCCATATGGCGGAATACATGAAGGAAAACGAACGTGTCGAGTTCGACGATGTGATGAAGACAGGCGATAAAGTGTGCGTTATGAAAAGCGAAAATGGAATGCAAATACAACTGTACAATAAACACACAGACCTTATGTGGGTAGTAACATTATCGAAAGAATCTGAAGGTAAATTCCGACAAGGATTGTTCGACGCACTATCTTATTCTCGTGACGTTAAGAAACAATTAGGAATCATATAAGGAGGAAGCAACATGACAACAGCGCAAATCAAACAAGCAATCATCGCATTACTTCAGGAGAATGATTCACTTCTAGTATCAGAGATTACGACAAAGTTAAACGACCGATATCACGGTGGATATGCGCATCATACTAACGAAGAAGTACTCGATTTATTAAAGGAAATCCAATCGGAAACTGGCGTATGTAACGGCTCGCTCGAACTTACTGCGCCAACTAAAGAAGTAGCAAAGCAATCTGATGTGGTATTCGTACCATATAGCATCTATAACACAATGAACCCTTTGCGCAAGTACAAGCCAAAGGCAATGAAACGAAGAGCAATTCGCAAACTATTCTACTAAACGAAAGAGGTAATCAACTATGAAAACACTAACTAAAGTATTATTAACGGCTGGACTATCACTAGGACTTATGAGCGGATGCATCGACGCCCACGCTCAACAGGGCGCACCAGCAACGCAATATGGCGAGATTCACGGATATGAGGTTACTGAAGTAGAGAACGGCACGGTTATCGGTAAGACTGGCGACGAAGGTGTAATCCTATATCAAGATGGTGAATTCGCAATACTAGATGAGGTTACGGTAGGCGACAAAATCGAAGTCACATATGGCGGAGAGCATGACGAAATACTATCGGTCGAGTGGTCGAAATAATGAACGAAGATAGAGTAATGGAATTACTGCGTAGAGTCTATCGTCTTCAGTTTAATGGGCGATGCTCTACCGAATGGTTCAACGAAACAGCA